GTGCGCGCAGACCGATCCGGAGGCGTTCTTCCCGGAGAAGGGCGGATCGACCAGGGAAGCCAAGAGAGTGTGCCGGAGCTGCGAGGTACGGGCCGAGTGCCTGGAATACGCGCTGGAGCACGGTGAGCGCTGGGGTATCTGGGGCGGCCTTTCCGAACGCGAGCGTCGCCGCGTGAAGCGCGAGGCCGCGTGATGGCCATCGCAGACACGCTGACCGCCGAGGCAGGCCGCGAGCGCCGGGCCATGCAGGCAGCCCGGGTCACCGATGAGGAACGGGCCGCGTGCCGGGGCGCCCTGGACAAGCCCGCCGAACGGCTGGGCTTCGCTGACCTGGTCCTGCTGGTGCGCTACTACAGGGCCGCAGCCCGGCTGCAGCCATCAGCAGCGGCCGCGAGCATGCTGCACACGGCCATCGGCCACCTGGCATTGCTTGGAGGCGGCCGTATGAAGACTCGCGGGCTGCTCGTGCCATCCCCGGCAGAGGCGCAGCAGAGCAGGGTCATGGTCCTGGCTGACTTCACGCCAGCGGAAGCCGACGCGTATAAGCGGGCTCGCACGATTCCCGCAGGCCAGCTGACCGTCGAGCAGGCCCGGCTGCGGGTCCGCTACCACGCAGCGGAGGTCGGCAGGCTGCGCGAAGCCGAACAGAGGCTGGCTCGGGCTGAGCACGACCTGGCCATGGCCGAATTCACTCAGGCGGTGGCGTGATGGCAAGCGGCTACCGGACCCCCATCGTCATTGCCGCCGTGCTCGTGACTGCGGCCGGCCTCTCGGGTCACGGTTACAACTCGCAGCTGTGGCACGCCGGCGAGCTGTCGGCTTCTGGCCCTCATTCGCACGGCAAGATCGTCCGGATGGGCCGTCACATGGCCGCGCAGTACGGCTGGACGGCCGGCAACGGCCAGTTCGCCTGTCTCAACGAACTGTGGACGCGCGAGTCTGGCTGGGATCCGTACAACACCTACCCGAGCCACGACACGTCTCCGTCGACGCCCTCCTCGGCGATCACGACGGCGTACGGCATCCCGCAGGCACTGCCCGCGCAGAAGATGGCCACCGCCGGCCCGGACTGGCAGGCGAACCCGCGCACGCAGATCAAATGGGGGCTCGGCTACATCAAGGGCAGGTACGGCAGCCCGTGCGCAGCCTGGAACTTCGAGCTAGCGAACAACGGGTACTGACATGGCCGCTCCCGATCCCCCGCCGCACTACGCAGACGACAGTCCCGCAGGGCTGGCCCGCCGCAACCACGCAACTGTCGCGCACGGGCTTGACGAACTGCGTCGGGAGATGGCACTGAATCCGCCGGGCCGCAGGCGCATCCGCAGGGAACTGAAGCAAGAAGTGGCCAGGCTTGAAGCGCTAATGGACGTGCTTCTTGCGCAACTCAACGGAAAGGCGAACCTGTGAATAACGAAAAGCGGCGCTTTCCCCGCTGGCCGATATTCATAATCGCCGCGCCGGCTGCCATTGCTATCTGGTCGGGCTGGGTCGGCCTAGGCGCCATGTGCGGGTTCGGCGTCGTTCACCCGCTGCCAGGAATCGTGCCAGGCTTCAAGCTGAACACCGCTATCACTCTGCCAGTTGGCGTTGAGGCATACGGCGGCTACGCGCTGGCAGCGTGGCTGCGAGGGAACCTGCCGGCCGAGGTCCGCAAATTCGCTAAGGTGTCGGCGTTCAGCGCGTTTTTCCTTGGCGTTCTGGGCCAGGTTGCTTATCACCTGCTTGACGCGTCCGGCGTAACCCGCGCGCCGGTACCGGTCATCATCCTGGTGTCGTGCCTGCCGGTCGTGGCCCTGGCCCTGGGAACCGCGCTGGCGCACCTGCTGCCCGACGGTTCCGCGGTTCCGGGGCGCGCCCCGGTTCCCGGCCCGGAACCAGTTCCCGCCGCAGCGCCGGTTCCCGCACGCGCTACGGTTCCCGTGCCCGGGCTGGTTCCCGCTCCGGTGCTGGTTCCCGCCGCCGCGCCGGTTCCGCCCGCAGTCAGTTCCGGTGCCGCAGCGCCAGCAGTTCCCGCCCCGCCCGCCGAGAAAGCCATCACGGGCGGTCCTGGCGCCAGGACCGCCGGCCGCCGGGCGCAGCCGGGCCGGGGACGCGGAAGCGCCGGCCCGTGGCTGCCCGGCCGGATCGACCGGCGCGGCGTGCACGACCTGAACGCGCTGTTCGCCGCCATCCGGAAGGCCGCCGCGCAGTTTGAGGAGAAGAACAGCCGGGCGATCACCGGGGAGCTGATGGGAAAGGTGCTCGAATGCCGCAAGGGCGAAGCGATCGACCTCATGAGGCAAGCCGGTGTTCCGCTAAAGCGCAAGACCAGGGCTGTCGGGCAGGCGCAGGACGAGGCGGCAGGCGGATGACACGCGAAGGGAAACGGGCCCGCAGCGCCGCGGGCACCCTCTCCGGAGGGCCGTCCCGTGACGGGAGCATGCGCAACGCTTATGCGCGTTGCGCATGCGCGCAACGCGCGCGCGAGGCACAGCCATGATGATACCCGGGCCATTCAAGGACGCGCTACTGCGCCAGATCAGCCGGCGCGCCGAAATCGGCGGCCTGCAGAAGCAGGAACTCTACCGGCAAGCGCTCAACATCGCCGTCGGCGGCCTGCAGAAGGAACTTATCGTCGTGGCGAAGCGCGAGCCGCCGGCGAAGTCGCGGGCGGCATACCTGAAGGCGACGAAGTACGTGCAGGAACTGACCGACAAGGTAGCCGGCGTCAAGTCCGACCCGGGCTCGGTCGGCGACCTGGCTGAGCAGCTGGCCGCAATCGAGGGAGGCGCGGGATGAGTGCTGACAACGACTGGGTCATGCCGGAGTTCGAGCTGCTTGACCCGGAACCGGGAACCGCCCGCGCCGCGCCGGTTCCCGGCATGGTTCCGGCTCCCAGGTGGCAGCCGGTTCCGGGCCCGCGCCTGGTTCCCGCGTCAGTTCCCGGCTCGGTTCCCGCGCCGGTTCCGGTTCCCGCGCCGGCCCCGGTTCCCGGTTCCGGGCCAGGGCCGGGAACCGGCAGCGACGTGGTTCCGTATCAGGTTCCCGGCATGCCCGCCGTGCCGGACTTCGCCGACCTCGGGCCCGCGGAAATCGCCCTGGAAACCGTGCGGCACTGGGTCGGGCAAGGGCGCAAGACCGTACGTGACATGAAAGCCAGCGATAGTAATCCGCTCGGCGGCGCGGTCAAGGGCCGGCCCGGTTCCATCGAAGACCTCTTCAAGTACGCCGAGTCTGAGGAATGGGTGCCGCCGGCCAGCAACGGAAAGTATCTCGCTGCGGCCGGGAAAGCAGACTGCTACACGATCGGGCTGGCGCTGAAGATAATCGGCGGTGCCATTTCAGGTGCAGGTGACCGGCCGATGCGGCACTGGCTGCCGATCATCGCCATAGCCATAGCCATTATCTTCATCAAGTTCCACTGACCGGAGGAACCCGAAATGCATTTCCTGCTCGCATCAATGCGGAACCCGCTGGACATCGGGGCGATCTTGCTGCTCATCGCCCTGGCGTGCGTATGGAAGGATTCCGCTCCGCGGTTCGCGGCATGCGCGGCGCTCGCCGGCGCCGGCATGGCCGCCTGGGAGTTCAAGGTGGCCATCAACCCGTACGCCGGGATCCAGGTTCTCGGCGCCGGGGTGCTGCTGATCGTCGCGCTGATCACGTCAATGATCTGGGTTCTCGAGGTGATCCACGGCAAGGACCCGCACCCGTGGCGGACTCCGGCCGTGTCGGTGATCGCCGGCGCGGCCGACGCGCTGTGCATCGGGCTGCCGCACGTGATTCTCGGGACGCTCGGCGTCGGCGCGTTCGGCATGCTGTTCCTGCTCGCCGCGATCGTGCTGATGGTGAAGAAGTCCGCTGACCGGCTGGTCGCCGTGCTGGGCCTGGCCGGCGCCGGCATGGTGGCGTGGGCGGTCGGCGCGATCCTCGTCCCGTATGCCAGGTTCCGGGTCGGCGGCATCAGCGCGCTGCTCGCCGTCGACGCCGTGTTCGCCGTGATCTTGTTCTTCGAGGTGGCGAAGGGCCGCAGCCCGCACCCGTGGCGGACCCCGGTCACCGCGATGATCCTCGGCGTGGCGATGGCGCTGACGATCGGCGTCGGCGGGCATGCCGCGAACATCGGCCACCTGAGCAAGCCAGTGGTAACGGGCTTCTACCAGGCTACTCACGCGGGTCACGGCAGCAACAGGCACAAGCACTAGGGCCGGCGCAGCCGAGCAGGACAAGGGGCAACTGATGATCATCTTCATCCCGTGGCTGGGGGCGTTCTTCTACTGGGCGTGGCAGCACGGCCGCGCCCAGGGTGAATCGGAATGGCGCCGGGCCCGCACGATCATCGCCGATCATGCCCGCCGCGCCGGCCGGGCCGCGCCGCGGACCGTGCGGCAGTGGCTATGGGAGGCGTGGCGCGGGCGTGGCGTGCTGCGCCGCGGGATGCGCGGGCCGCGGCCGGGCTCGCCGCCAGGATCGGCGCCGCCGGCCGGCGGCCCGTTCCGGCGTATCGGCCGGGCGATCCGTCGAGGCCGCCGCCGTGCCGGTGCCGCGCGCCCGGCCAGTGGCCGGCTGGGGGTTTGCGACAACTGCGGCCTGCCCGTCGCCGCTCCGGCGCTGAAGCCGCAGGACCGGGAAGTAGGCGGCCGCCGTGAGCGGTGGATGGTGTGCCCGCGGTGCATGGCCGGCTTCCAGCCGTACACGGCCGACGTGACGGTCACCCGCCCGGCCCCGCTGGCGCGGCAGGTGACCGGGCCGCCAGCCGCAGCCTCCCTGCCGGTATCAGCCGTGCCCGCGCCTGTGCCGCCGGGCACGACGCCGGCGGGCCTGCCCGCCGGCACAGGCGCCGCGCCGCTGCCCGCCGCGCCGCCCGCCGCCCCCGGTAGCGCGATCACCGGCCCGGCCGCCGGCCCGCCCCTGGCGATCGCCCCGCCCGCCGGGAACATGCCCGCCACTTCCGATCATTTCCCGGCGGCGCTGCCGCCGGCATCACAGCCAGGAGCACTCATGCCGTACCAGCCGTCCAAGCCCGGTGCCATTGCCCGCCGCAGCCCGGCCGGCGCGGTCAGAAGCGCAGCGGACAGCACCACGCACGGGCAGTGGCAGCAGACAACGACTGCGATCGCCACCGCCGTAGCGCAGGTGCCACCCGCGCTGCAGGCCATGCTCCAGGCGCTGCGGAACGCCGACGCTAGCGACCGGCAGCGCCGGGCAGTCATCGCCTGGACCGACCGGCACCTGCAGCTCATCGCCCGGGCGAAGGCAACGCTCGCCGGGGTGGACGCCAAGGTGATGCCGGTCCTGAACGCGATCGAGAGCGTGGGCGGCACGAAGGAAGTCGCCGGCATCGCCTACCACCGGAACGTCGGCTAACCCGGGGCGCCCCGGGCCCCCGGAAAACCAGCGAAAGGGACCACGAGATGACAGTCAATGGCTACACCCACGGTGACTGGAAGATGGAGATGGCCGCGGTCCTGGGCCTTGACGGCGCGATCTACAAGGCGCTGGACGAAATGCTGGCCGTGCTGCGCGGCCCCGCGGTACGCGCAGGCCGCACGCACCTGAAGCTCGTCGCCAGCCTGCAGAAGGAATTCGCTGACGGGATCGCCGAAGGGGCGGCGGCGGTCGGCGTCGAAGACGCGCACGCGATCCCCGTCCACGAGGCGATCCAGCGCGTCGGCGGCCTCGCCGAAGTCGCCCGGGAAAAGCGTTACCACGAGAGGTAGCAGCCCGGCTCCGCTTGGGAGCCGAACGGAAAGGATGCCATGCCTGCGGACCTGCTAGGCGCATACGACGTGATGCTGCGAGGCCTGACGGCGGCGGACGCGAGCCGCCGCCAGCTCAACGGCGTTATCGGCTGGGCCTGGCATGTGGCAGCCGCCTGCCGGGCCGGCGAGGGCTGCGGCAGCACGGCAGGCATGACAGTGAACCTGGCCGGCGGCGAATACGACCACGGCTCATGGAAATCGGACTGCCGGCAGATCCTGAGCGCATTGCTGCGGCAGCAGGCGGCAGCGGAACGGATCCGGCTAGCCGAGCTTGCCGCGGCAGCCCGCGAGGAAGCAGCCGCTGCCGCGGCCCGCAGAAGAGGCGAGCCGGGGATGGCGGCGCGCCACGACCGTGAGGCGGCCCGGCACCGGGATCGCGCCGCCCGTGCCCTGAAATGGCAGCTGGCGGCATCTGATGCCCGCGGACAGGGGTGGCTGCTGATCCGGGCCGAAGACGCGCACGCGATCCCCGTCCACGAGGCGATCCAGCGCGTCGGCGGCCTCGCCGAAGTCGCCCGGGTGAAGGCCTACTACCAGCTCGCCGGGCACCCGGCCGCAACGCGAGGCGCGGCATGAAACCGCCGCCGCCGGGCATGTACCGCCACCCGCGCGGCCCGGACGGCAAGCGGCTGACCCGCCAGCCGGAAGGCCCGCCAGCGGAAGGCCAGGAGCCGGAGGCAGGCCGCCGGCCGCGCCGCCGGAATGCGCTGTGGCTCGAAACAGGCCCCGGAGCCGGTGACGATGCCGCGGCGGGCAGTGAGGCGGCTGCCCGCCCGCCGGGGCCGGCCCGGGAAACCGGGACCACATGGGCCGAGCACGGCCGCGTGCTGGCCCCGTTCGCCGCCATCGCGGCCGGTGACGGGATTGCGGCCGCAGGCCAGTACCTAACCCACGGAGCCGCCGCCCTGTACCTGGCCGGCTCGGCGGTCGCCGGGGCATGGCTGGCCGTGCGTCGGCACAACAAGCGCCGCAAGTCCGCTGCGGCGTACCGGAAGAAGTCGTACTGGCTGTGGGCAGCCTGGTCGGCATGGCTGGCGCTCGCCAGCCTGGTGACGTTCTCCGGCTGGCTTGGCCTGGTGCAATGGGCGTACCTTGCCGGCGGGCTGGTGCTGAGCACTACGCCGCTATGGCGGGAGCATCAGCGGCGGAAAGCCCGCCGCGAGGCGGCCCGGGCCGTCGCCGAGGCCGCCGCGAAACTCGCCGCCGAGGCCGCCGCGAAACCGCCGGCGCTGCCGCCTGCACCAGACCCGCGGCTGACCTTGTTCAGGGACAAGTTCTGCCACGGAGACCTGGCGGGCGCTGAACTGGAGAACTTCGCCGGCCTCGACGGCGGCTTCCGCCTCGACGTGCACCTCGACGGCCGGTCACGCAAAGGCACCCGCCAGTTCGCCGACGACACCAGCCTGCGCGTGGAGGTCGCCAAGCTGTACGACGTGTCCTACGACCAGGCGCACATCGAGTACGTCCCCGGCTACAGCTCGGAGCGGCGGTTCCGGGTGACGGTGATGACCCGCCGCGAGGTGCTCCGCAAGGCGGTCCGCTGGGACGGGAAGTCGACCTTCCAGCCGTACACCGGGTCGGTGATCCTCGGCCATTACATGGACACCCGCCCGTACCGCTGGCAGCTGTGGGCCCCCCGTTCGGGCGCCCTCGGCGGCGCGATAGCCGGCATGCCCGGCCGGGGCAAGACCGGCGTGGCGCACCGGCTGGCCGGCGAGGCCGGCCTGGCGAAGATGTGCCGCGCCTGCGGCCCGGCGCGAACCTGCCAGGCCTGTGACATGGCGCGCATCGCCGCGATCTGGATGGCGGACCCGCAGATGCACGGGTTCGCGCCCTGGTACGGCAAGGCCGACGTCATGGCGTGGGGCCCCGCCGCCACCGTGGAACTGCTGCGCTGGATCAAGGAGGCCAGCAAGTCGCGGTCCGCGGCGAACAGCGAGCACGTGTGGACCGATCATCGTGGCCGCACTCACGAGCGCGGCAAGGGGTTCTTCGACCCGTGGCCCGGTCTCCCGCTCATCGTCGCGATCTTCGACGAGTGGGCGAAGCTGGTCGCCGATCCGGTGCACGGCCCCGAAGCGGTGGCGCTCATGGAGGAACTGCCGCTGCAGGTCCGCAAGGCCGGCCTGTGCCTGGTCCCCGTCTTCCACGCCGCCGACGTGGACGAGATCGGCGGCCGGATCATCCGCGACGCGCTGGCGAGCTGGAACGCGGTGGCCCTGCATACCGACAAGCTGTCCACCAACATGCTCAACCTGATCGGCGATCCGACCGAGCTCCCGCAGGACCTGTGGGGTGTCGCCTACGCCAAGTCAGGCCTCGAGGATCGTTCCGGCGTGCAGATGCGGACGGATGAGTTTCCCGAGATCGCCGAGCCCGGCGACGGCGAAGCCGACGTGCATGACATCGCGGCGATCATCGCTGCGGACCCGGTCGAATACGACGACGCGGTGCTGCGGGTCCTGCGCCACGAACTATTCGGCTGGACCGGCCCCGGCCATGTGATCACCGATGACAACATCGTGCCGCCCGGCGGGCTAGCGCAGCCGGCGCAGGGCGGCGGCACGGCCACGCTGATCCGGCCCGCCGCCGGGCCAGAGTCCTCGCCGCTGGCTGACTTGGCGCGGGGCATCAGGGAAGGCCTGATCCAGCCGAACCCGGACGACCCGGATGGCGCGGCGATGCTGCTGCAGGCGCTCGAGCTGGAAGAAGCCCGGCAGGGCGCCGCGGCGTCCCTGGACACGGCCGGGCGGATACGGCGGGCCGTCGCCGCGGCCCCCGGCCGGGACCTGTACGGCGTCATGAAAGACACCGGGCTGGACGCGTTCACCGCGATGCGCGAACTCGGCCTGCTCGTCGAATGCGGGCAGGTCACGCTCGACGCCGCCGGGACATACCGGGCGGCAGCAGGAAAGGACACCTGATGAGGTCAGCTTTGGACGCCGGGCTGCCGGGCACCGACTGGAGATTCCCGCCGCCCAACCGGGAGTATGCCGACCGGATCCTGGCCCTGTACGTCGCCCGGCAGATGCTCCCCGCGCCGTCGATGCGGTTCCTGTCGTGGGGCGTGCCGGGCGACGTCAGGAAATACGCCGGGAAACTGTACGACTGGCTGCAGAAAAACCCGTTCGACGACACCGACGGGTACACCCGCCGCGCGCAGCTCGCCCTCGCCGCCGACATGGTGCCGTCACGGACGAACGCGGACCGGCTGCTGGCGATGGCGAAAGCCAACTACGACTACGTGATGGAACCCGTCCGCGCCGCCGAGCGAGCCGCCAGCTGAAGACGCCGTGCCCCGCTGCACCGCCAGGCCGGCGGCGGGGCACGGACCCAAAGCCAGCAGGCCCGGCGGGAGAAAGAAGGAAGCCATGGATGCCAGGCCCGCGCCGTGCAAGTTCGATGACATCTGCCGCGCCTGCGGCAACCCCGGCACGAAAGACAACCCGGTGGTGCTCCGCGCCGACGGCGGCGGCGATGAGCCGGTGCCGATCCACCGGAGCCACCCGGCCGGCCGGTCACCGTTCCCCCGGAACTGGCAGGACTTCATGGACGGCAAGATCGGGCTGCACCAGCTGGAATGCGTGCTGTGCGGCCGGGCGCCCTGTGCTTGCCGGGTCTGCGAAACGCATCAGATGACCAGCTGCGGCTGCGCCGGAACTGGCCCTCCGCTTCCGCTGACCGCGATCCTCGATGCTGCGGCGAGGGTCCGCGGCAACCCCCGCGCCTAGCCGGCGCGCGCCAGCTAGCCCAGCTACGACCGGAGGAACCACGGCAATGCCAGTCACGTCGCTCACCGCAGAAGAAACGATTAGCCTGATCCTCGGCCTGGACGACATCGTCCTGGCCGGCGGCCGGGCGGTCGCCGTGCACCGCCCCGGCGACGTCAAGGTTAACTGGGAAAGCATGCGGCGCTCCCTCGTGCCCCCGGCGGTCAGCGACCGGCTGCTGCAGGCACGCGCGGTCATCTGTGCCGGCCTGTCCCGCGACGGCAACTTGCACCGGGCCCCGCAGCTGGTCATCACCGACTGCGGTGGCTACGCCATCGAACTGCACGGCGGGACGCTCGGCGTCGTGCAGCCCGCCAAGAGCCCGGGCTCGCCGGCGGTCAGCCGCGCCGGCCGGGGCAGAGCATGAGCGGCTACAGCCCGCACGCCCACGTCCAGCTGCTCTACGGCGGCCGGGTCAGGGAGCAGGCGTGGAAGTGCCCCGTCAAGCGCTGCGGGGAGACCTACTACGGCACGCGGCCCCCGGCCTGCCCGTTCCATCGCGGCACGCTGATGGTCCCGAAGCGGGGGCGGCGATGAAGCCCGCCCGAACCGCCGGGCAAAGAAGAAAGGCAATCTGATGCGACTGTTCACGCGCAAACAGGAGCCGGCAGGCTGGTACCCCGCCAAGCCGACGTGCCACGCCGGCAAGCCCCCGGCGGTCTTGTATTTCCACCCGGGCATGCCCGCCGCCGTGATCTACGTGACCGTTGCCCCGGTCACCGACGACGCAGGGCAGCCCCGCGTGCAGGTCACGGCCGACTGGCAGATCCGCCGGCCGCCACGCTACATTGCCGCCCGCCCGGAGTGGCGTCTCACTCACAGCGAACTGCTGTCACCACCCATTTACGAGTCGCCGGAGGAAGCCGCTCGCGTCGCTGCCGTGATCGTGAAGCGGCTTCTCCGGGGAGCGCCTCCCTCCGGCATCATGATCGAACTTGACAGGCGCTTCGTCACCCTGATCTGCAACTGGGATGGCCGGCCGTTCGAGATGGATGCGGAGGCCGGCCAGTGAGGCCGCCGCTGTCGGCAACAGGGTCGCAGCGCCGCCGTACCCCCCATCGTGCTGCACGACTGCGGCAGGGAAGTGCGGCTGAAGGCCGACGGCTGGGGTTACTGCACCGTCTGCCGTTGCGAGTTCGACGGGGCGGGTTGCTACGAGGTGCCCCGGCCGAAGGGTGCGGCCAGGCGGAGTGGGCGTGGGTGGCACCCCAGTGCCCGCTGCACCGCAGGCGGATGAAGCTAGCCGGGCAAGGCCAGGGGTAGCCAGGCCTTCCGCCTCCCCGTGCTCGAAGCCGCCGCATCGCCTCCCGCGGCGGCGGCTTCGTCATGCATACTGGTCCCGCTGGTTTCACGTGAAACAACGTGGCGGTACGTGGTAGCACATGACCTGGGGGAGCACGGCCGATGAAGCGCTATCAGCGATACTGGGTTCACTCCGACCCGGAAGCCCCGCCCGCCGGCGACACGAAACGCCGCTGCGCCCGAGGTGAGCGGTGCCTCGACGCGATACCAGGCGAGGCCGAGGGCACTCTCGCCGCCGGGTACGCCGAGCCGGGGCTGCCGTTCTGCCGCCGGGACGCCTCCGCGGTCGGCCGGGCGCTGGCCGGCGTCCCCGAACGGTACGTTCACCTGCGCACCGTCATCGGCGTCAAAGGCCAGTCCGGCGGCGACAAGGTCACCATGTCCCGGTCCGCCCCGCTGCCGGTCCGCCTTGACGTGGACGCCCTGATCCGCGACATGATCCTCATCTTGTGCTCCTGGGATGAGCGGATCGCCGACCTGGCGCAACTCACCCGGCCGTCCGCGCAGCTGTCCCGCTGCCGCCGCGACGAGACGGTCATCCCGGCCGCGGTGGCCGCGCTCGCCCCGCGAATGGACATGCTGTTGAAACTCCAGCCGGCGGCCATGTGGCGGGTGCTGCCGATCCGGTTCCGCCGCGGCCAGCCACCGGAAATCCCCGGCCTGGCCGGGCACGCGAACCCGGCCGGATATGCCCACCCGCACGCCGGCTACGCCGAGGTGAACATCGACCTGGACGGAGCGGCCGCCGGCCTGGAGCTCCTGCAACTGGAACGCCGCTGCAGGCGCACGCTCGGGCTCACCCTCCCGCCGCCCGTGACCCTGGACGGGATACCGTGCCGCCGTTGCGAGCACCTGGCGCTGGAGGCAGCCCCCGAGCCGCAGTACAAGTCGGCGTGCGCCGACTGCGGCGACCTGCTCACCCCGGAGGAGTACCGGACGTGGACGCGCACGTACGAGGCGTGGGCCAGGGCTCAGGTCCTCGCCGGCGAACTGGAGCCGAGCGACCCGGCCGGATTCAGCAAGCTCGCCGCGTAGTCGGCTGGTGACTTGCGGTGGCCGATCACCGACGCGTAAACTCTTGAACGGCCTTAAGATCACTGTGCCCTGGGACCGCCGCCGTGGCGCGGACCAGGGCATTCTGCATGCCCGGGGGGTGCGCGCCAGATGCGGATCACCCGCGCGGACGGGCTTATCGACGCCGAGCAGGCCGCCGCGATGTGCCGCGTCCGGCAGAAGACCATCCACCAGTGGGTGGCCCGCGGGCACCTGGCGAAAGCGGGCATCGGCGAGCGCACGGGCCGCAACGGCAGAACCTACAAGGTGAGCCTGTTCGACCCGGCCGCGGTACGTGCGGCCGAGCTGAAACTCCGCGGCCCGGCCCGGCGGATCATCCTGACTCGCGCCGCCTGATCGTCAGGCAAGGGGTATCTGACTTCCCGGCCGCGCGAGCCGTGTCAGGACGCGTATTTCCCGGAATTTCTTTTGGCCTCGCGCGCGCGCGCGAGTGGCGCCCGGCGCCTGCCCCGGGCGGAGGTGGCCGCAGGTTGCCTGCTCACCGTGCGCGCCCGGTCACCCGCGCCGTCGTCTCCCATGTGATCGTCCGTGCCTGCCAGGGCTGCGGCCACCCCCGCGAGGCCGGCGCGCCGTGCGCTGGCTGCGGCCTGGCCGACCCGCCCGTAATGCACGAGCTCGGCGTGCAGGCGGCCACCTACCGGAACCCGGTCAAGCGGCTGTGGTGGCACCTGATCGGCCAGCGCGCCGCCGCGCGCCGGGCACGCCGGGCCGCTCAGAGCTAAGGAGCATGTGGCCAACACCGTAATCGTGGTGCGCAAAGGCGACGACATCGTGGCTGCGCGGATGATCGGCACCAGCCCGGCGCAGGCAGAGCCGAAGCAGCTCGGCTGGGGAACCGGCGGCGTCGGCACAGGCGCTCCGTACACCGCGGCCAAAACCGACGTGGCGGCCTTCCGGGAAGCCGCCGAGGCGAGGGTCACGGGCACGTCCAGCCAGGTGACCACCACCTACGCGAATGACACCTACCAGGTCGTCGCGACGATTACCTCAGCGGGCGTGCAGACGATCGCCGAAGTGTTCCTGTCCGACTCGTCGGCCAAGCCGTTCAGCACGACGGTGGCCGGCGGGTCCGGGGTCATCGGGTCGAGCTCGAGCACGAACCTGGTCACCGCCGCGGCCTATACCCCGGCGAACGGCACCTATATCCAGGTGGACACCGAGGTCATGCAGGTCACGGCCGGGACCGGGACGACGACGCTGACCGTGGCCCGCGGGCAGAACGGCTCCGCGGCCATTTCCACGATCTCCGCCGCCGACGTGGTGACCCTCGGGAACCCGCCAGGCGTCTCCACCGCAAATGCGACATTGTTCGTACACGCGACGTTTTCGGGCCTTCCGCTCAATTCGGGCGATAGTCTCCAGAGTACGGTGCAGGTCTCCTTCAACTAGCCCGCATTCCCGCTAGCCCCCTGCCACGCCCCCGGCAGGGGGCTTTCGCGCATCTGCCCCAGAAGGAGGAAAGCCCGTGCCTTACCAGAGCTGGCGGAGCGTGCTCAATGCGCCGGGTGTCGGCGCCGGCTCCGCGCTCGCGTCGTCCGCGACGCTGACCGACATTTCCCCGGCCCCTCAGCTGGTGTTCCCGGCTAACTACCTGTATGTCGGGCAGCGGCTGCGCCTCGTCGGCCACGGGATCTTCTCGACGACGGGCACCCCGACGCTGCTGATCGGCGGCTACTACGGCGGCGTCGCCGGGACGCTGCTCGCTGCGATCACGGCCACGGCCACCGGCAACAACGCGGCGTCGTGGCCGTGGCGGATCGAATTGGACATCTACGTCCGGTCCACCGGATCCTCCGGCACCGTGTGGTGCAACGGGTGGGTGGACCTCGGCACCGCCCTGGCCACGGTGTCGCATGTGCCGGTCCCGAGCACGCAGACACAGCCGGTCACGGTCAACACGACCACCGCGAACGCCCTGACCGTCGGCGCGCAGTGGGGCACGAGTTCCGCCTCGAACACGATCACCTGCGAAGACGCCTACGTCGAGGCGCTGAGCTAACCCCCGCCCGGCAGGCGGCTAGATGGCGCTCCTGACGAACAACGCCGAAGGCGGCACCAGCGGCACCACCGTCACCACCGCGAACTCAGGCGCCCCGTCCGGGAACGCCTGGGATACCGTCACCATCGGCACGACGGGGACGCTGGCATACGACAGCACGCATACCGCGCACGGCGGACTGTCCTACAAATTCCAGTTCGGCGGCACCGCCGCCGACGTGCTCGCGCAATGGGACACGACGCTCGGGTCCGGGATCGCCCAGCTGTGGTTCCGGGTCTACGCATATTTCACGGCAAACCCGGGTGTCGCCACCCCGCTGTGGTCGTGTTCACCCGCGTCGGGGCTGTCGGCGCGGCTATTCGTCAACACGGCCGGAAAGCTGATCTTCAACAACTCGGCCGGGTCCACGATCCTGACCAGCACGGCCACGGTGCCGCTGAACGCATTTTTCAGGGTTGAAGGATTCTGCGTCGGGTCGGCCACCGTGGGCCAGCTGGAATTCAAGCTGTTCACGGCGATGGACTCGCTGGCGCCGGCCGAGACCCAGACGTCGTCGGCGGCGCAGAACACCAGCGGCACGATGGCGAAGGCCTCGTTCGGGAACTCCGGGACGACTATCGCCAACGTCGGCCCGTTCTGGCTGGACGACGTAGGCGTATCGACCACGGGCTACCTCGGCCCGTCGGTGGCCCCGGCCGCCGCGTACGCGACCTCGCTGCCGCCCGGGTTCCTGTCGCCCGCCGCGTGGCCGTTCATCCCGTCGGCATTCCCCGACGACGCGCCGCCGGTCACCCCGCAGCCGTACTACGTCGCGTCCGGCGCGGCCACGGGCACCGGGACCACGGTCACGATCGGCGTCCAGAACCCGACCGCCCGCGGCGACGCGATCGTGGTCGCCGCGACATCCTCCAATGCAGGCGGCCTCCCGGTGTCCTGCACCGACAGCCAGGGCAACATCTACAGCCAGGTCGCCGCCCAGGCCGCGACCAAGGTTTCCGCGCTGTACGTCGCGCAGAACACGATCCCGCTGGGTACCTCGGACACGATCACGGCCACGTCGGCGTCGGCGAACACGACCAGGGCCGCGGTCGCGCTCGGCGTGCCCGCGACCGCGGTGGTCACGTCCCCGGGCGGGTCGTTCCTCACCTATGACCTGGCCAATGCGGCCGGCACCGGGGCACCGTTCGTGTCGGCGGCCACCCCCGCGGGGAAGGGCATCGCCGGGATACCGGAAATGGTGATCGCGGCGGCGGTCGACGGGACCGCGAATACCGGCGGCCCGCAATACGGGCAGGGCTGGACGGTTCCCCGCCCGTTCCAGGCCACCAGCGGCAGCGGCGACTACGTGACCGTGGCGTATAAGCCGCTGTCCCGGATCACCGCGGGGTCGACGGTGGTCGCCGTGACGCAGCCAACCAGCGGGAACATGGCCGTGCTGTACGTGACGCTGCGGCTTGAGGACCGTTTCGCGCCGTCCCGCTACCCGGACATGCCGCCGGGGAACCTGTCGCCGGGCGCGTGGCAGTTCCAGCCGCTGCCCCGCGGCGGCGCGGTCACCGGCACTGCGTCCCTTGCCTCGCAGGCGGTCGCGTCCGCGGCGGTCACCCGGCAGCCGCAGGCCACCGGGGCCGCCACGGTGACCACGACCGGGTCGGTGACCCGGCGGGCAGCAGTCACCCTGTCCGGCGCCGCGGCGGCGAGCGCCGTGCTGGCCCGCCAGCTAGCCCGGTCCCTGGCCGGTGCCGCGACGACGGCCGCTGGACTTGCCCGGCAGCCTGCCCGGACCGTAGCCGACGCGGTCACGGCCAGCGGGACGCTGGGGCTGCTCCCTGCCCGGGTACTCGCCGCCACTGTCGCAACGTCCGGGTTCCTGGGCCGCGCGCTGGCCGCCAGTTACACGGCGGCAGCCGCGGCGTCCGGTGCGGTGTCCCGGCAAACTGGGCGCGCTTTCACTGCCACGGTGACCGCCGGCGTCGCGCTGGCCCGCCAGTGCGGCAGGCCACTGGCCTCTGCGGTGGCCGCCGGCGGCGCGCTGGCACGTCAGGCAGCCGTCACGCTGGCCGCCGCGACGGCCACGGCCGGAACGCTTGCCCGGGCGGTCATGCGGCAGCTGAGCACCGCGGTCGCCGCGACGGCCACGGCCCTCATCGGCCGGGCATACCTGCGCGCCTTCGCAGCCGCCGTCGCGGCCGCCGCCGCGGCCGTCCTGCTGGCTCACCGGCCTGTCCGCGCGGCGGTCCGCGCAGCCGCGCCAGTGCTCTCGTGGGCTGCCCGCACCCCGCTGGTCCGGTGGATCACCGGGGCCCCGGGCGGCGACTGGGACAGCCCGGACGATTAGGGGGGCCGCCCGGCGTGGCAAGCATCGCCAAGTCCCGGCTGGACACAAGTTTCGTCCAGGTGCCGGTGCAGGCCATCGTCGACGGCAAGTCCTATGACCCGACCGCCGACGTGGTCAAGCTGGCGTTCATGGCCGGCTGGGCGCTGCCCGGCTCCGGCGACTGGCACGCCGGGCAGTGGAGCACGTCGGCGGCCGCCGGGATCTACCTGGCACAGTGCCTGGTCGGCCCGGGCACCGGGGGCCTGAACCTGGCCGCCGGAACTTACACCGTGTGGGTGCAGATCACCGACAACCCTGAGGTCCCGGTCATCAACGCCGGCACGCTCGCCGTCACCTGACCGGGAAAGGGCCGCCGGATGCCGCAGGTCGCCGTCAAGCTAGTCGACATCATGAGCTCGTCGCGCTGGGAGTTCCGCGACACCGGCCCGACATGGCAGCACCCGGTCTACGGCGGCGGCCGGGCGAAATGGGATCCGTTCCCGTGCTACCGGCACGAGATGGACGCCGCGATAGCGGCAGCCGAGCATGTGGCCCGGGTGTGCCCGCCGCCCTGGCCGGTCACCATATACCTGGCCGACCTTGAGGAAACGTCCCGCACCAACGCCTACTCCTACCTGCACGAGACCGGGCACTACGAGGACGGCACGTGGGTTGACGACGAGCCGTCGGGGCTGATCATGCTGGCCGGGAAGAGAATCCCGCCGCACCCGGCGGTCACCGCCTACCTGATCGGCCACGAATACGGCCACCAGGCCGAATGGATGATCAACTTCGCGGCCGGGCGGGAACGCCTGCATTCCCCGCTGGCAGCCCGCGACTACATCAAGGTTCGCGGCCTGCCCGACGAGGCGGACCATCATGGCAGCGGCGGCGCGTGGCACGATTCCGTGCACGAGATCCTGGCCTGCGACTTCCGCATCCTGGCGTGCGGTCTCGAACCCGGCTACTGGCCCCATCCAGGCGTCCCGCGTCCCGAGGACATCCCGGGCCTGCCCGCCTGGTGGGAAGAAACCCTCGCCGCGATCGAAGCCGCGGGCACCCGGCCAGCCGCGGCCTGAGGGCAGCGGCACGCCGGCCGGTACGCTACCTGCCCATGGGTGCTCGCGGATGCAAGCACAAGCCAGCGCGGATCGTCACCCGTTACTCGGTGCTGGGCGACGTCGAGGTGACGGGACCGGATTACCGGAACTGGTGGCGCACAGACGGCGTCTGCGAATACGGCAACTGCACCGAGCTCCTCTGCCCGGTCTGCGGATGCGGCCAGGGCGGCTGGGGCCCGATGGAATGCCCGTGCGAAGACTGGATCGGATATCACGACATGCGCCGTGAACCCGTGCCAGCGGCGGTCAAACCATCCGCTGCCCGCCCCGGGCGCCGCATTCACCGACGCCGCATCCGCTAAGCCTATTCCCGGCGCATTACCGGACGTCCCGTTAAACGGGCGCGCCGCCTGCGGTTCCCCGGTGCTATTCTTCCCGCTGCACCATTCACGGGGAAACTTAGCGGGGGACTAGGAATGCCACGGCTCAGCCAGGTTGTCGCCGCCGAAGCGGGCACGAAAACCCGCACATACGCGGAACTGACCGAATATTACAAGAAGCTCCAGAAGCCGGCGCTCGTGTCCGGTATCAGCCGCACCTACCAGCCTATCGCCGAAGGCGGCGAGCCGCTGCCCGCCGAATCGACCCGCGTCCAGATCATCGCCGAGGATGTCATCCGCGCGATGGTCACGTCGATGACGAAACTGTTCGACGTGACCGCAACCAAGGACTGGGCGAACTGCCGTGCCAGGGCACCCGTCCTGGTTGACGGCGAAGTGCTGCTGGAAGGCGTGCCGGTCACCTACCTGCTGTTCCTCGCCAAGCAGCTCAGGGACCTGCGCGCCGTCATCGTCAAGCTGCCGGTGCACGACCCGGCCGACCGCTGGGAATACGACCCGTCGCAGCGGTGCTACCGCACCGAGCCCCCGGTGGTCACCTACCGGTCGAAGAAAGTGCCCCGCAACCACGTCAAAGCCGAGGCCACGGACAAGCATCCCGCGCAGGTCGACGTGTACTTCGAAGACGTCAACGTCGGCGCGTGGACTGCCGTCAAATTCACGGGCGGCATCCCGGCGCAGCGGCAGGCCGAACTGCTCGGCCGGGTGGACACGCTGATCGAGGCGGTCGGCGCGGCCCGCGAGGAAGCCAACGCGATGCAGGCCGAAGACGTGCACATCGGAACCGACATCCTCGGCTGGCTGTTCCGCTGACCATCACCGCGGGTAAGGACACGGGCATGAACTTCGGTCACGCGCTGGTCGCGCTGCGAACTGGCAAACGGGTCAGCCGCGCCAACTGGAACGGCCCCGGCCAGTGGATCGCATTGCAAGTACCCGACGCGGAATCGAAGATGACACTGCCCTACATCTACATCAAAACAGTGCAAGGTGACCTTGTGCCCTGGCTGGGCAGCCAGACGGACCTGCTGGCAGACGACTGGGAAGTCCGCTAGGATCACCGGCGAGCGTAAACTGAATCTGAACCTGAGACTCGGTCAATCCGGTATAGGAACATGGTGGAGGTTCGACCCCTCCCCGGGGCACGACGGCGGGAACGCCGCAAACCACCGGCCCCGGTAGCCCAATTGGAAGAGGCATCCCATTCCGGGCGAAACTTAGGCTCTCGCTCCAGACTCGGTCCTGAAGCTCACCGCCAGATCCACTGGCCGCAGGCAAGTCCATGGAGAGGTTGCCGGTTCGAGTCCGGCCCGGGGAGCGCAGCACCAGCATCACCCACAGTCCCCGGTAGCTCAACAGGCAGAGCAATCCGGCTAAGAAATGACTTGCGGTCTTAAACGCCGCTGGCAGCACGTTTCGTGTCTTTGAACAACACGACACGGGCCCCTTGCACGGGGTTCATATCCCTTTACCGAGGGCCCGCGACTGGCTACGTCGCGGGCCCTCCTGGGGTTTAACGGGGGTACGGCGTGAACATGGGCCTCAAGCCGGCGCCGATCGAGGCGGCCGGCGTCCCGGGCCGGGGCATCCGGCCGGGCACGGTGCACGAGATGATGCTCGACGTTCAGCGCGAACGCGGCGACCCGGACGCGCCTGCCGCGGCCGACCCTGAGCACGACAGTAAGAACGCGCGGCCCGGAGAGGTTCCCCCCTCTTGACCGGGGCCGCGCCGGCTCCCCGTACCCCCGGCGTGGCATCCCCGGGCGCGCGTGCGGAGAGCCAGCAGCGGTCCTCGCCGCGCGGCAACGCGCGCAGCTCCCGCCGCGCGGCGGGGACCGCCATCTGCCGTCCGGGCTGCTAATCCCCGCTCAGGAACCATTGCTGGTCCGGCCAGTGCACGGCTCCGAACCGGCGGCAGGGCCGCATCCGCATCGGCCCGCCGATCGTGCCGGGGATGGTCAGGCACCGCCCGGCCTGGCTGCGCAGTGCCCGGCTGGCGTAGCCGCGGCGCCGGATCCGGTCCCACCGCTGCCGTGCGCCGCCCCGGCAGGCCGTCGTCCGCGGGCCGCTGCGGCTCGCGGTCAGGCACAGCCCTGACGCCGACCTGATCGCGTGGCCTGCGATCGTCCACAGTTCGGCCTGGCTGGCCGGCTGGCCCGGCTGCGGGCACTGCGAGACCACCAGGCCGCCGCGAACGGGCGCTGAGGCGCAGATGCCGACGTCCGTGGACTGGATCAGGTGCGGCCGGGGCGCAGCGGCTGCGATGCCCGGCGCTACGGCAACGGCTACGCTAGCGGCGGCGGCAGGCAGCCAGGCGGCATGTTTCATGGCTGAATGCTAAACCCCGAGACCGGGCCGCGGGCGTCAAAGCCGTCCTCCGGCTCCATGGCATCCGGCCGGCGGGAAGCCAAGGGAATTACGGGAGACCGGCCCCCTTTCGCCCGGTCGCATGCACCAGCCCTGCGCCCGCGGCCCGCCGCAAGCCCGACCGGAAGGCCACCGTGATCTCCCCGCACGAACTGCCGACCCACCAGGTCACCATTACCGGCGGGCAGGCCATCGGCCGCACCCTCGTCGCCATCGACGGCCACGAGATCCGCACCTGCACCAAGGCGACCCTGAATCTCACCGCCGACACCGCGCCAGTTCTCGAACTGTCGCTGCTGGTGCTGAACGACCTGGACACCGGCCTGCCCGCCCTGGTGGTGCTCGACGGCCCGGCCCGGGCCGCGCTCCGGGCGATGGGCTGGACCCCGCCACCAGGCGAGACTGAGGAGGAATAGATGGCTGCCATTACCGGCGACGGCGACTACGGCGGCGGGTGGATCAACGCCGTCGGCGCGGTTACGAGCGTGGCTGCGGGCGCGCCGGGAATCAGCACCTACACCTACCAGTGGCCGCCGGCTGCGGTCACGCAGCAACCGCCGATGCCGCTCGGCTGGAAATGCGCCGACTGCGGCACGGTCATGGCGCCGTGGATGCCGTCGCATAAATGCCCGGTGACGACAACGGCCACCGAGACGGCGACGGGAAACGCGGCCACGCAAGTCTTGTACAAGACCGGCAGCGAAGGAGACGCTCCATGAACCGCATCCGCAGCCTGTTCCCGCGAACGCACTGGACGACTTACGGCAAGGCCGGCGATGAACGGCGGCTGGTGATCTGGCGGCAGTGGCTCGGCTACGTCTGGGATGTCACCGACGTCAAGGTCGCATGACCCGGTTCCGCGCATTCGGCCGCGACCTGGCCCGGTTCGGCCGCATAGTCCTGCTCTGCGGCATAGCAGCCGTCCTGATCGTAATTCTTGAAACAATCCTGACCCACCTTTAACAGATAGCCGGGAAACACGGGAATGGCGTGACGAGGCGGGGCTACCATCGGCCGGTGGTGAGCGCCCCCTTATGCCGGGGCGCTGGCCGGCGCCGGCGATCTGCGCCCGGGCAGCACGCCCCTGCTGCGGGCGGCTGGTCAGCGCCCGGCCAGCGCCCCGGTTTCCAGGACGTCAGTCCCAGGAACGGACTACCTCAACGTCGATCGTGTTGCCCGGCACGCCGAGCGCCGCCGCCATCAGGTCGCGGACCGTGCTCGCGGCACCGTCCGGGTGGCGGATGGCGAGCGGCGACCCGAAACCCTCGACGTGCAACTGCCAGGCGGGTCCTTCGCGTTTCTCCCGGTCTTCTACGAGGACCTGAAACCGCCACCGCAGCGCTACGGTCACCGGGTCCGCGTCAAGGACGGTGGCCACCAGGTCCCGGGCCATGCGCGCCGCGTCGGCCGCGCCGGCGGACTGGGTGACGCCGATTCCGTCTACGTGCATCTCCCAGCCGCCTGACCACCGTTCGGCGCGCACCTCGAAGACCCTGGCGCCTGCCCCGGCTGGTTCCCCCTCCGCGTCCACGCGCCGGAGCGTACAGGAGGGGATCTTGGCTGACCTGCCCGCCACGCCGGTACCCGCCGAAGACGCGATCGCCGCGCTGCGCGACCGGGTGGCCGCTGCCGGGCCGGCCGACACCCTGGTCATCCGGGTGCCGTGGGATATTACCCCGGCGCAGTTCAGCGACTTCGGCGACTGGCTCAAAGCCGTCACCGACGACATGGGGATTACTAACCGGGTGCTGCTGCTGCCCGCCGAGCAGCTCGGCGTACTGGCCGGCGCCGAGGACGAAGGCCAGTAGCTAGGCGTTTTTCTTCGGCCGGCCAGGGTTGGCATGCCGGCCGTCCCGCACCTGCACGTCAGCGGTTTCGCGCAGCACCTTGCAAACTAGCGAGTACGTGCGCCCGGTCTGCCCGGCGATGCCTGCGCGGGTCGCCCCGGGGGCCGCGGCGGCGGCGAGGATGGCGGCGCGGGCGCGGCTGCGTTCCTGCTGCGCCAGCCGTCCTCGCTGGGTGCGGCTCGGCCGCCCGGACGCCCTGGCGGCGGCGCGGGCCATGGTCATGCGCTCTGACCATCCGGGGTCACCGCCGTTGCATCCGGGTGCGCGCCGCGGTATCCCGTCACGCTTCATCCTGCGCTGGATCGTCTTCCCGGCGGCGCCGAGTCTGGCGCCGATCTGCCGGGTGGACATGCCCGCGTCGTACAGCCGGGCGACCTCGCCCATGTCGAGTGGCCTGAGTTTCCCCATGCCCGGAAAATACCAGATGCGACACGCCGCAGGACGGAAGGAAACCGCATGTCCTTCAGCTTCACCGCTGTCGGCAGCCGCGACGAGGTCATCGAGCAGCTGGGCCACGTCACGGAAGGCACGCACGGGACCGGCGCGCTCGGCCCGGAACTGGCCGCGCTGCTCGCGAAGCACCTGGCGGCCGATGAGGTCACCGCGCCTAGCCCGCGTTACCGCATTGCCTACGTGGTCACCGCAAGCGGTCACAGCGGCGGCGGGAGCGCCACCAGCCTGACCGTCAGCCTGGCTTCGCACTACCTGCAGTGGTCGCGGGCCTGACGCAGGCGCCTTAGCGCCGGCGGGGGAAGGTGGTCAGGCTTGGTGCTTCCCGGCGGCATTACGACGATCACCGTCACCGGGTCCTACCTGGACGCGCTCGGCAGCCCCGCCCAGGGCGTGGTCATGTTCACGCCAGGATCTGCGCTCACCGACCCGTCCGGCAAGGTCATCCTCGCAGGCACCCCGGTCCAGGCCCGGCTGTCCGCCGGCGCATTCAGCGTCGTCCTGCCGTGCACTGACAGCGCGGTGCTCAGCCCGTCGCCGTTCTACTACACCGTCACCGAAGCTGTCGCCGGGGTAGCGCAGGCCCCGTTCACCATCTCGCTGCCCTCGTCCCTCGGCTCCACGGTCGACATGTCCGCGCTGACCCCGGCCCCGGTGCTGCCGGCCCCCCTGTCCGGGCTGTACGTGATCAGCGTCGACGGCCAGTCGGGCGCGGTGAAAGTGACCCAGGTCAGCGGCGTCACCGTCACCGGCACCCCTGTGGCCGGGCAGGTGCTGAAAGCTACCTCGGCCACGACGGCCAGCTGGCAGAACCCGTGACCGAACTAGACCTGCCGGGTCCGGAGTTCACTGACGCCGAGGCCCGGGAAGTGTGGGCCAGGTTCCGCGAGAACCGCTGCCAGCATTGCGGGGCAACCCATGCCAGGGCGTGCCCCCGGGTGAAACGCCTCGAATTCCATCAGAACGGCAACCTGGCGTCCGTCGAGTTCTGGCCCGCCGGGAAATGGCCGGACGAACATGTCGTGTGGCCCGAAACACTGCCACCCGAACCCGGAGACACCCTTTGAATGTGAAGGTTACGTCTAATCCGTCCGGCGCGCTCCCCGGCGAGGTGGTCGGCCGGCCGATCCGCCTGCCAGCCGTGCTGCTGTGCACGAACGGCGAGCGGTTCTGCGGGAAGACGTGGACAGCGAACAGCCAGTGGCAGCTGACCGCGGCCATGAAAGAACGCCGGGCTCACGAGCAGTCGTGCCGGGGCGGCCTGATCGTCGTAGGCAGTTCGTGAAACCAGGCAAGGACGGCCCGCCCGGGAACCTGGACGCGATCGGGGAACGGCTCGACCCCGGCGCGGCGGAACGGATGTGGAAGCTCCGCAACGACCTGCTGACGTCGCAAGCATGTGATCCTGGCGCGGTTAAGGCCGCAGAGCCGGACCTTCGGCAGGCCGCCGTTCAGGCTGCCCGTGAGCGTGGCCCGCGCCCCCGCCCGGAACCGCGGCGGTGGCGGAATCCGTCGTCCGGGATTCCGGTGACGGGCAGGAGTCGGGCCATGCGCAGCCGAGCGGGAATGCCGGGCACTGGCACGCAAGACGGTAATTCTCGTCCATAGGCGGACGGTAACGCCCGGCACCGACACCTGCGGCTAGTGCCCTGGCCCGCCCGTACGGTCAGGGCCGGGCCGCCTCGATGAAGGTCAGTAGCGGGTCAAGATCGTGTGCCCAGATGAGGCTCAGGCCATTATCCTGCGCGTACTTGAGGTTGGCGAGAGCAAACACTCCGGAGAGTACCGCAGCCGGTACGACATTTGCCGAGCCGAACTCCCGGCGCCACGAAACGGCCTTGACGGCCGCATCGTTGTTGATGCGCTTATAGCTATTGGTAGTGCTATTGGACACTTTGCACTCGATCGGCATGAGTCGACCGTCCTGTAGGCGCACGGAGATGTCTGCCTTCCGAGTTCCAACGTCACATTCCCCGCAGAACTCGCCCGGGCCCGGCGCCATGCTGATATTAGTGATCGGCCGGCGCGGCACCTCGGTGAAGCTGCATTGTTCAACGAGGTAAGTCTTGACCTGCTGCTCCTGGCTCGTCTTGCCTTCCTGGCGCCGCCACGTCTCGACCTTCCGGAACGCCAGCATTGCCGCAGTGGATACCGCGGCTGTGCCGCGCTCCGCCTCAGTCGCCTCCCGGTGCTCGCTGAGCCAGGGGAACCGCTCCCGGTCAAGCCCGAGCAGAATCGTGTCCATCAGTCGGCCGGCACGCGCCGGGTCGGCCCGAATTAGCGTTGGGGCAAGCGTGACCCCGGCGACTGTTTCAAGGTCATCCGTGCTGATCGGCGGCGAGGCGATGTACCTGGCTGCGTCTACTAGCTGGTCGTCAGCGAGGAGTTCGACAGCCATCTCGCGGACCCGGAGCAGGTCGCCGGTCATCTCAAGGACTGCGTCGATGGCGACCCTGGCAGCCTGGAAATAGGTCAGATACCGTTCGAGGGGTTCGCCGACGCGCTCATGCCTGAACGCGGCGATGCTCGCCTGACGCGCATCCTCCAGGTGCTCAACGTCCCACTCGGGCGGGACTGCCTGCGTCATCGCGCAGAAGTACCTCCGGGCTCGGGACCGGCAGCCGCTCCATCTCGCGCGGCTCGAACTTGGTCAGGCCGCCAGCATAGGTGCGGCCCTGCCCGGCGCGGACGGAGACGCGCAAATACGCCAAGAGATCGTCTAGTACATCGTCGGCCAGGGGCTGCCGCGGGTAAAGGCCGTGGGCGATATTGATATGCCGGGCATTGACCACGTTCCGCACGAATGCTGGCGGCCGACGTGCCATGTACGTTGCCAGCACAGGAGCTGGACGCCTTAGCCCCACCCTCCACCATGGCCGGCGGGTTCGGGCAATATACCCGTCCGCAGCGCCGGCCCTCCGCGCCTGCGCCAGGAATCTCTCGACTAGTTTCCGCTCCCCGGCCAGAAGCTCGTCAAGATCCTCTGGCAGGTCGATGACCAGCCGCAATGCCGTCGCGTCCGCAAGAGCAGGCCCCGCATTGAACAATTCAAGGGACCGCGTCACTGACGGGAACAGGACGCTGACGGGCAGGTCCGTGGCGCCAGCCCGCGTGATCCAAACCGAGTTCGCGCCAGTGACCTGGCCACGGTGAACGCGGCATAGCTCACCGAGTTCCACGTAGCCTTCGGCGAGCTTCGGCGTTCCTCTTACCAGAGGCCCCCAGCGGCCCGCTTCGCTGAGCGTTGCCCTGGAAACCCTCCGGCCGCCTGACAATGCCCCCAGGTCCTGGACCCGCCTGACTTGGCGTAGCCGCATCGAGGTCGGCTGGCGCCCCAGGTGGAAGCATGACACTGCGGTCGTTGTCACAGCGTCCGCAAATGCCGCGGTTGTGGGGTCTAGGACGTGAACCGAATGGCCGCCCAGGCCATCCAGTAGCAACGCTCGTACTAGCCGGCCATAGTTCACGTCCATCCATTCAGCTGACGTGACGAACGTCCCGAAGTCACCAGGCTTGCCGTGGCTTGCCGTGGCGAGGAAGAAGTGAACGTGCAGGCCAGCCAGCTGGCTGGCGGCAAGGCCGTGCTGGCGGGCCGTGTCTACTAGCCATTTCTTCCACTCGCCGGCGATCTGGTGATGGCGTACGTACGGCGGGTTGCCCACGTAGAGGGTCCGGCCGCATATCGGATCCGGACTCAATGCCCGGTAGTCGGTTACGGTCACGAGTGATCGGTCACCTGCTCCGGTGGCCGCCAGGTTGGCCCTAGCCGTGATAGTCGCTACCGGATCAATGTCGACGCCGACCAGGTTAGCCCGGGGCCAGCGCCGGCCGGCCGCCATGAGGAATCGGCCTGAGCCAACGCCCGGGTCGATCACTCGTGCCGGCTCCTCCTGGGCCTCGGCCCACTGAATCATGCTCGCGACGATGAGGGGCGGCGTGTAGGTCTGACCGAGCGGTCGGCGTTCCTCTGCGCCGCGGATCGCACAGAAGGCATCGCCGAGCGGGTCCTGGCCCGCGCGTATGCGTTCGCGCAGCTCAGCGATGTTGAGCGCGTACTTAGGCACGTCGCTCAGAAGCCGGCGCTCGTCGCCTGACCAGCCTGGCACCTCTCCTGCGCCGAGTTGCAGGGCCGCGCTGAGCAGCGTCGGCAAGTCGTTGAGCGAAGTCGTCGCGCCGCTCACGGCGCCTCCGCTGCAGGTTCGGCCTGGTCGTGAGGCTTCCGCCCGGGCGGCAGGTCCACGCTGACGTACTCGACCGGCTCCCGGAGGCTGCGGTAGATGCGGCCGCAGCGCAGCTGAACGTACCCGGGAGCGCCGAGCCGGTTGAGTTTCACCCAGGCAACCGACTTCAGCTTCCCGGCCGCCGCCGCAATGTCGTCGAGCGCCACGAGGCCCTCCGGCGCCGGGCGCCAGTCCGCCAGCCCGAGCTCGGCCAGGTAGGCGTCCTTCTCGCCGCGCAGGTAGGCGACGCCGTCGGAGAACCACCAGATGCGGGTCGTCCCGTTGCTGACAAGGGCCGGAAGCGGCGCCCCGGCGCTCCGCATCCGGTGCCAGGTCGCCGCCTTCTTCAGCCCGGCCGCGTGAGCTAGCTCGCCGATGCTGGCCAGCCGCGTCGATGCCGCGCCGATCGCGGCCGTCACCTCGGCGAGGCACGCCTCGGCGTCGGGCCGCCAGCGCGGAATCCCGGCAGCCCATTCGCCGGCCTCGAGATCGAAGACCCAGACATGCCAGCCGTCCCGATCGCCGCCGTACCGCGCGGGCCCGAACGCGATCCGCGCCTGGCGGGCTGCCCAGATCCAGCAGTCCGCTCCTCCAGGGCCCGGCTCCCGGGTCACGTGCCGGATGTCAAGGCCGGCGGCACCGATCGAGCCAAGGCCGATCGCCCCGCTGCCGGGGCTGGCCAGCTTGCTGCGCCGTGTCATCGTCTCGCCGCCTCCCGTCATCGCGCCGCCGCCCTCCTTGATCACGATATGCCATCGGGTTAATGGCGTCGGGGCCGACCCGGACGCGCCGCTACGCCGATGATACGCGATTCTGATAACGCTGTCTAGTATCCTCCGAGGAGGTGCCGCCATGCCGCGCAGCCGCACCGTCGCCGATCGTGAACGCGATGCCAAAGCCCTGTCCCTGCGCGCCCGCGGGTACACGCACCGGCAGATTTCCGCGCAGCTCGGCTGGAAATCACCCGCGTCCGCCGTCGGCGCCTGCACCCGCGCCATGCAGGACATGTACCGGGAGGATATAGACAAATGGCGCCAGATTGAGCTGGACAAGCTCGATGACCTGACCCGCGAGGCCTGGGACGCGATGCAGGAAGCCCACTACCTCGTCTCCCAGGGCAAGGTGGTCAAGGACGACGACGGCACGATGCTCGTCAACGCCGTCGACAAAGTCAGCCAGCTCGGCACGCTTCTGCTGAAGATCAGCGAGTCCCGCCGAAAGCTGCTCGGCATCGACGCCCCGCCGCAGAAGGCGCCGACGCCCGATAATCTTGATGCCGAGATCGAGACGCTGGTCAAGCAGCTTTCGGGTCTGGGCGACGTGCCGAAGCAGGTGGCGGACGGCACGGTGGCCGCTATCGAGAGCGCGGCCCCGCCGGGGGCCTGAGGCCGCAGTGCCGCAGCCATCGTGGGATCAGCTTCCGCCTCATGCGAAGCAGCAGCTCCGCGACCGGCTCGCGGCTGAGCTGGCGGTGCGGCGCAGTACCACCCCCCGGCCGTGGCGGAAGCTGGCGCGGCCGAAGCAGCTGCCGCCGGACGACCCGCGGCACTGCCTGCCGGATGCGAACGGCTACAAATGCGGGTGCGACAAGCCCGATATGACCTTCAATGTCTGGCTCGTGATGGCCGGGCGCGGGCTGGGCAAAACGTGGCAAGGCGCCCAGTGGCTAACGGAACAGGCAATTCGGTATCCAGGGACAGAGTGGGCCGTGGTGGCCCCAACCTTCAGGGACGTGCGCAAAACGGCTATAGAGGGCACAACGGGCATTCTGGCAGCACTCCAGCCGGGCGAGCTGGCCAGCTATCACCGCAACGAGCTGATGATCACCCTCGCGGGAGGGTCCCACCTGTTCGGCTACTCGGCCGATAATCCGGAGCGCCTGCGGGGCGCCAACCTGTCCGGTGCATGGTGCGTCGCCCGGGGGGAACCCGTACTCACATCTCGCGGGCCCGTGCCGATTGAGGACGTGCGACCCGGCATGAGGGTGTGGACGCGGCAGGGATGGCGCCGGGTGCTCGCGCAGCGGCTGATGGCCCGCGCCGCGCCCGTTGTGCGCGTCGTTACAGACGGAGGGGCGAGCGTCCGGGTCACGGCAGGCCACCGGATTTGGACGCAACACGCCGGGTGGATGGAAGCACGAACGCTGGCCCCTGGCGATATTCTTAATGTATGGAATTCGCCTACGGGCCACCGGCCTGGATCGAATGGGAGGGCGTCCGCTTCTATCGCCGCAGCAAGAGCGGCCATTACGCGGATCGCACCGGCTGCCTGCTTCACGTCGCCGTCTGGGAGCGCGCCCATAAGCGACGGATACCTGACGGCCACGCTGTGCATCACAAGGACGAAGATAAGGTCAACAACGGCGCCGGCAACCTCGAACTGCTCACCAAGGCCGAGCACACCAGGCACCATAACCTCACCGAGCCCCGCGGCATTGCCGTCCTCGCCACAGCCGAGCGGTCCGGCATATCGCGCAACTCATGGGCCAACCGGCCGGAGCGCGATTTCGCCTGTAACGTCTGCGGCACCTCGTTCAAATCCAAGGGCCAGCGGGCCATGTACTGCTCGCCCAACTGCCGCGCCGCCGCCTTCCGCGCTGATCACCGCAAACGCGGACAGGACGCGCTGGCCGACCGGCAATGCGAATGGTGCGGCGACAGCTTCACCCCGCCAGACCGGCGCACCGTCTATTGCGGCCCCGCCTGCCGCCAGAGGGCAGGAGACGGCGCGAAGCGCGCCCGCAACCGCGCACGGCTGGGAATTCCGGCCTGCGCAGCCTGCGGCAACCTGTTCACCCCCAAGGACGGTCGCCAGCGATTCTGCTCCGGTCTCTGCCGTCAGCGGCATGCGCGTCGCGAGGCTCGAGCCCGCTGGGCGGGCTGACGTATACGACCTCCAGGTCGAGGGCGTTCACGAGTTCGTCGTCGGCCGCATCCTGGTCCATAACTGCGATGAGCTAGGTTCGTGGCGGTACCCGCAGACCTGGTACGAGGGCCTCATGCCCGCCTTGCGGGTAGGCGAGTTCCCCCGGGTGGTCGTCACGACGACCCCCCGACTCGTCCCGCTGATCAGGGACCTGGTCGGCCGCGATGACGGCTCTGTGCACATTACCCGCGGGTCGACGTGGGAGAACGCCGACAACCTGTCTGCGGCGGCGCTCGCGGAACTCCGGCACCGCTACGGCGGCACGAGGCTGGGCCGGCAAGAGCTCGAAGGCGAGCTCCTCGAGGACGTTGATGGCGCACTGTGGGCCCGCGATGACATTGACGCGGCCCGCGTGAAGCTCGGCGAGGTGCCGCAGCTGCACCGCGTCGTCGTCGCGATCGACCCGGCCACCACGTCGGGCGAGGATTCCGACCAGACGGGCATCGTGGTCGTCGGGGAGGGCCCGGGCGGGCACGGCTACGTGCTGGCCGACCTGACGTTCCGGGGCACCCCGGATGCGACGATGCGCAAGGCGGTCGGCGCCTACCATCAGTACCAGGCCGACTCGGTCGTGGCAGAGGTCAACAACGGCGGGGATTACATCCGGTCCCTGCTGCGGACCGTTGACCCGCAGATCCCGTACCGGTCGGTGCGGGCGACCCGCGGCAAGCGGACCCGGGCCGAGCCGGTGTCTGCGCTGTACGAACAGCGCAGAATGCACCATGTCGGGGTGTTCCCGGAGCTAGAGGACGAGATGTGCTCGTGGACTCCGGATAGCCTCCTGGGCAGCCCGGACCGCATGGACGCACTTGTCTGGGGGTGTACCGAGCTGCGCGGCCTGTCGGTCGGCTCGTGGCGTGAAGCATACGGCGTGATCATTTGCGCTACCTGCCAGGAGCCATACATGCCGGAAGGCAAGACGGCCTGCCCGTGGTGCGGCGCCGACGTTCCGGGTGAGGCCGAGGTGCCAGCGTGACGCGAACCCCGGGCACCGGCACCTGGACCGAGGCGTACACGCCCCCTGCGCGGACCTACACGGGCGTCTGCAAGGGCGGCCCGGCGGACGGGCAGCGTCATACCCTCCCGGCCCGGCTGCCCCCGCAGGTGCGGTTCTACGCCCTCCCGGAGGCCCGCCGCGGCCGGTCCGTGGTCCTGTCCAGGTACGTGCTGATTGGCATGTTCACGGCCGGGGAACTGACGTACAACTACCAGGGGACTTACGAAAAGCCCGGCCCGGTACTCGGCGACAAGGCCAACCCCGCATGGTCGTGACCGCCGTGACGGCGAAGACGTGCCCACGGTGCGGCCTCGACAAGCCGCTTAGCTACTTCCACCGCGACGACAGTCGGCGCGATGGCCTGCAGCCCTACTGCAGGAAGTGCAAGCGGGAACTCGGCAGGGCGCTAGCAGCCGGCCGCGCCGCCCGGCCGGCGGAAGTCGACCTGACCACTACCAAGCGATGCTGTCGCTGCGGCGAGACGAAGGCGCTAGCCGAGTTCCACCGGAACCGCCGGACTGCGCACGGCGTCCAGACTTACTGCAAGCCCTGCATGAAAACGGTCAACAAGGCATGGTCCGAAGCTCACCCTCGCCGACGGCAGGAGATCAGTCGGCAGGCTGCCGAGCGGCGCTGGGAGAAACGGCTGCTAGCAGCAGCCGGCCGCCGCGCCGCCCGCGACGGGATCGCGTTCACGATCACCGAGGCCGACGTCACCATCCCGGAGACCTGCCCCGTCCTGGGCATGCCGCTTGTGATGGGTCACGGCCGGCACGGACCTGATAGCGCCAGCCTCGACAAGATCGACCCAATGCTCGGCTACATCCCCGGAAACGTGCACGTCATCAGCTTGCGGGCAAACATGCTCAAGTCGAACGCAACCCCCGGCGAACTGCTGAAACTCGCCGAATGGGTCTTGCAAGGAGAATCCCCCAGATAAGGGGGGGCGCTCAGGGATGGGTGTCCGGCCTGGCAAACGCTGCGGCGGCAAGGCCGGCGGGCGGCCACAGCCCGGAAGTGGCTCCCTGCCCTCCCGTCGTCACGGTAAAAGCCGGCGGGGCGCCAGCCGCCTGCGCGGCTGGCGTCCCGTCAGCCACGGCAACTGAAAGGCTGGCCAGATGGCAGACGCAACCGCCGCGAAGGTGATCGCAGCGCTCCGCACCCGGTCCGACGCCCTCCTGGCCGGCGCGCAGCATCTTTACGACAGCGAGATCACCGCCGGTGACCTGGCGATGGTGCCGGTCATGCGGGAGCTAGCCGGCGAATTCTCCGCCCTGGCGCGCGAGATCGAAGGCCTCGCGGACGGGAAGTAAGCAATGGCCGGCGCCGTGACGGGGGCAACGTGACCTGGGACGGTGACCTGGACGCCACGCCGCTCAGCGAGGACATGGCCCCGGCTGAGATCAACCGGGTGATGATCGCGACCCGGCGGATCGCGTGGGCCAAAGTCAGCGAGCTGCGGGACCTGGCGGCCCGGAAAGCTGAGGCGAAACGCGCGGCGAAAGTCGCTTACGCGAAAGCGCTGCTTTCCGCGGACGGCCCGGTGGAGATCCGCAAAGCACATGCGGTGATCGCCGCGGCGGACGCGCAGTTTGACTACGACGTGGCCGAGGAACTGGTGACGGCGTGCCGGGAGGCGCTGGACGCCGTGCACGACGACTTCGAGGCGGTCCGCTCGATTAACGCCGACTACCGGGCCGAGCGGTCAGGCCGGGCTTCCTGAGCGCGACCTGCATCCGGCTGGTGGCCGGCCTGACCGCAGCGCGTGCGGATTCAGCGGTACAGGTTGCCCGGGTTGCGGTCGGTGACCATGCCCAGGATGTCGACCGGCACCAGCGCGGTAAGGTCCGGCGTGTCATCAGCAGCGGCGATGATCTCGCCGGACGGCCAGCCGCCCATGGGCAGGCTGAACAGGATGTTCCAGCCGGATCGGTCCAGCGGGCTGATCATCTCCACGAACCGCCGGGCCGGGCCCGACATCTTGAAGCTGGGCGTCAGCTCCACTGGCGGGCCGCCCCGGCTGACCGGCTTGCCAGCGTCCCAGATGCTGCCGGAACCGTGCGGGCGCAGTTGCATGGCAATCGCCGGGCCGACCCGGATACCGGGCAGGTGGTCGACGTAGGACCAGATGGTGGGGTCCACGCAGGCCGCCAGCGGGTCATACACGTCATCGCCGAGGACGATCCATGAATGCTGGCTGCCGACACCGGGGGCGAATCCGCGGGCGATCCGCCCGGGGCCGAAGACGCCGGTGCGGAGAAGCCGCAGGGAGATGTGGTGGCAGCCATGGGCCCACTTGGCGAACGGGGTGTCGATAAGTTCGGCGAGACGGTCAGTATCGGCCGCGATGGCATGGAGTTGCACGAGCGTCAGGGGGGTTCTCGCGGCTGGCTGGGTCATCTTTCCTCCTAGTTAGTCCGGTCCGGGTGGGTCGGGTTCCCTGATCGCAGCGCGCACGGCGGACCCGTGAACGCTGGCGGCGGGTCAGCCGGCTAGGCGGGCCGCCGCGCCTGGTTCGCACAGGCAGCAAAGATCGCCGGGGGCGCGATCCGGATCCCGCCCGCAGCGCCACGAGCACGGCTGGGAGATGCAGTCGCCGTAGGTGCGGTGAACGCGCTCGGTCTTCCAGCTCTGGTAGCCAATCCCGCCGGCGGGCGGTATTTTCCACTCCTGGTAGCGCGTGCCCGGCTCGATCGGCAGCCGGCAGCGGGAGCACCTGTGCCGCTGGCGAGCTGTCCGCTCGCAGACGATGGCGCTCATGGCGCGGCCAGGAGCGTGTCGATTTCCGCGATGCGGGCCGCGAGGCGCTTACGCTCGGCGGCCAGCGCGGCAATGTCAGCCTGCTCGCCGGTGATCGCGTATGTTCCCGGGTTCACGACGCTGAGCGCGGCCCGGGGGATGTCCCGGATCTCGGCGATCACGTTGTAGTCGATAGCAAGCGCGGGGTTTTTCATGCTGCCGCCGCTGGACGGCACCCGGCCCTCGACGACAACGACGCCGTCCGCGAAGCGGACCCCTTGGTCGCGGCCTGGGCGCTCGGCGATCCGCCGCCCGGCGAACGTCGCGTGCTGATAGTCAGCGAAGTCCTTCAGCTTGATGCGAACGGTGACCAGGTCGGCCGCGTCGGCGGCGCAGCCGTCAGTGCCGAAGATTTCGCGGGCAAGGTCGCGTACCCGGTCTTCGTCACGGGCGTCGAACTGCCAGCTGGCCCCGTTCCACGACCCGCCCATGGGCTTGGCACGGTTGATGATGCCGGTGTTGTACGGGCAGGTTAGGGTGACGGTCGTGCCGTTGTTCTCAACGTTTACGTACATGGCATTCCCCTTTCTCTAGCTGTCGCTCCTGGCTGACTGGTGAGCCGGGCGGACCGAGGCCTGCCCGAGTGCGGTGAGTTCATAGACGGTATGCGTGCCCTCTGGCGCATGGGCCTCGCGGCAGCTGACGAGTTTCCGGCCGATCAGGTCGGCCAGGATCTTCTTGACGGCGTCTTCTTTCAGGGGGCTTTCGCCCGGCCGCCAGGCCATCCTGGTAATCTTGCGGGCGCTCGCGGGACGGCGGCGGGAGATGCTGTCAATGGCATTCATCACCCTCTCCGCCCGTGCGCGGACCACGACCTTGCTGGCATCGTGGTCATCGTTTGCGTACATGTCCCCTCGCTAGCTGCCGGCCAGGTCGCTGGCACGTACGGTGATCCCCTCTTCGTCCCCGGCCGGGTCGTAGTCCCAGGCGAGCCATCCGGAGCCTTCCCGGAACACGCCGGGCTCGACTTCGCCGCCGGTCGTCACCTCGTGCTCCCGGTCTTCCGCGGTCTCGCCGTTCTCAAGCGGCTCGGCGAGACGGGCGAGCGCTTCCCGCAGGTTCCTCTCAAGCCGCCGGCGGATCTTCTGCCGCCCGTCGCGGATCTCTTCGGCGTGCGCGACGGCGAGCGCCTCGGCGCACAGGCTGATCGCCGCGCCGCTCGTGTCCGCCGCGGTGAACCAGTCGACGGACAGCCACTCGCCGCAGCCATGTTGCTTGGACCACTCTTCGATCGCGCCGCCTTGCCCGGCGCCGGTGTCGAGCAGCACCGGGCAGCGGTCGATGACCCGGGCGACCGGCTGACCGCACTGCGGGCAGGTGTCACCGACCCGGTCGGCCCAGACGATCGCGTAGGCGAGATGCCCGCCGGTGACGATGTCGCGGCCGGCGAGGATCTCGGCGTGGATGCCCGGCGGCAGCTTCACGGTCACCTGATAGTCGTCATCGTTCATGATCATCCCCTCCGTTCGTTAGGCCGCGAGCTGGGAGGCGGGATACGGCCACCGCGCACCCTTCCTGCTGTTACAGGGCCAGCAGGCTGGCCGCTGATTCGCGGGCCACGCCGATCCACCGCGGGCAAGTGGCTTGACGTGATCCATTAGCGTGGCTGGTGCCTGGCACATCCAGCATCGGCCACCGTAGTAAGCCCAGCGAGCCGCCAGTTGCTCTGGCGTTGCGCTCCCTGCAGCTCAGCCGGGAACCGTGCTCGTACCGGACGCAAGTCCACGGGTCACCATCCGGGCCGCCGTCAGAGCAGTGATCGAGCCGGTAGCCGATCTCGTAATAGTCCCTGTCGCTCCTGGGCGCCTGGACCGCGTACGTGACCGTGAGCAGCGAGCCGGGCAGGTCCGGGCGGATGAACCGGACGCTGAAGGACTCCCCGGCCTGGATGTCGCCGTCGGGCTGCACGCCCGTGCAGTCAGTGCGCCACTGGCCATCGGGCGCCATATCAGATCACCTCCAGGAATCTGACCGCATCCATGCCGTACTGGTCCAGCAGGTCCATAACCTGCGCCGCCTTAAGCCCTCTGCGCTGCGCACCTTCCCAGACCGGCTTGGGCGGAAATCCCCAGTCCGCAGCCAGTAGCTCAATGGTTACCGCCATAACCGCAGCATTCGCGGTGGCACCATTACGTCCGGCCCGAAGGGCTCTTTCGTAGGTCACGATCCGGCCGTAAACGCCCATCACATTGCCTCCCTTAGTCCGGCTTCCTCCAGCAGTTGCTCGGTGCGTTCCCAGCGCTCCTGAGCGGCCCCCTCGTCGTCGCCGTAGTACTGGCACTGGTGCTCAAGGCAGAACAGGTCCGGGTCGTCACCCCCGGTATCGGTGATCTCCCGCCCGCAGTAGATGGCGCTGCCGTCCCAGCCATTGGGCCGGATCTGCCACGGGCAGCGGCCCTGCTTGCGCAGGCGCCGCTCAACCTTGCTCGGGCGCCCGTTGTCGATTACCTCGCAGGCAGCGTTGTCGGCCCTGACCACGCGCTCGCAGACGGCATGGGCCCAGCCATCGTGGTCACCGGAAAGGGGGTGACCGCAGTACATGCAGTCGTTCTCCGCGGCGGCCATCACATCGCCTCTCGTAGTGCGGCTACCGCCGCGTCCTTGTCGTCTGGCCTCACCAGCACCTCGCGGGGACCGGCCCCGTTGTCGTAGACGATCTTGCTCAGCCATTGCGTTGTGGCCAGGTGCCGGTCGCCGTGCTCGGTGAACTCGACGAAGTGGCGGCCGATGCGGGCGAGGACCGTGCCGTAAAGGCTGAACATCACGTGCTCGTCATCCCGCCACACGTGCACCGTGGTGCCGATGTCGAGCGTGTCGTGACCCTCAATCCAGGCGGTCAGTCCTTCGTGCGTTAGCTCCGGCGTGTTCTCCGGCATCTTGAAAATGTACGGTGGCATCTGATTCCCTCCTGGCTGGTAGTGCGTTAAAGGGGCCGGGCTAGCCGCCCGTGATGAGTTCCGCGGCCTGGCCGAAGACCCTGAGTGCCTCGGCGTGACTGGTCCACGGGGTAAGCGCCCACTTGGCGCTGGCTTCGCGCTGACTGTCCCAGGCGACGACCTGGAACTCGCGCTCGCCTGTCGCGCTGCGCGGCTTCTCCTGGTCCTCAATGCGGATGTAGGCCACGTGGCGCGGGTTCAGTACCACACGGCCGTTGTCTGCGCTGAGCATGTTCCTGGCCATCAGCCCTCCTGGCTGCCGTCGGCGAAGGTGCGGGCCGCCTCTGCGAGGTGGGGAGCGCAGGCGTACTCGTCAAAGCCGCGCTCGCCCTGATGGCCGTGCGTGGCCGGGGAATCGCAGGTGGAGTTCCAGCCTGCCCCCGTGCGATCGGCGCGCCCGCAGAGCGGGAGGACCGGCGGGGCCAGGCCGGGGATCACGTACCCGGCGGGCAGCGGCTGCCAGCCTTCCGGCATCTCGGTGGTCATGGGGGATCAGCCTTCCTGGCCGTTCAGGCCCGGGGTGCTTTCGCGGCGATCTCGATGATGCGCAGCGCCACGTCGGGGGGCAGCCAGCGCAGTTCGAGGTTGACCGAGTCGGCCCTGTAGCCGATCCGCGCGTTCTTGCCCTGGCCAAAGTCCGCATAGCTGGCGGACTGGTCATGGGTCGCCGTTGCGCCTGGCGCGATGCGCAGGATCTTCGCGGCGAAGGCGTCGCGCCGGCGGCGCATCTCCTCTTCCTCGCCCAGCTCGGCGTGGTACCCGGCAAGGATCTTCCGGTACTCGGGGAGCACCCGGCGTTCGATCTCGCGCGCGATCGCGTCGGGGCCGCGGGAGGCGGCGACGGTGATCTCGACCCGCTTAAGCCGGGTTCCTGCGTGCCGGCCGGGAATGTACGGGTAGGTGCCGTGGATGGCGAGCCGCCCGGCTTTGCGGCCGGGCTCGATGCAGATCCGCATGCCCTCGGGGCCGTCGGCCATGATGTTGTGCCGGTACTCTTTCGCCCACTCGTGGTCGACAGTCCACGTGCCCAGTGCGACCACGATCTCGGTGCCGATAAAGTCCAGTTCGGCGCCTGTCACCCTGTCCCGCATGCTGCGTGCTCCCTTGGCTAGGTTAGGCTGTGCCCGATACTTCGATGATACGTCATCATCCGAATCTTGTCTAGCCCAGCCTGGCGTAGACGTATTCGGCGATGACATCGAGCGCCGCCTCGTCCAGGGAATCCCGGCCCGGCCCGCGGACGGGCTCCCCGCCGCACGCGAGCGCCTCGCCCTGCCAGCGGTCCCCGATCGGCACGACGTCGCCGATACGCGACGACTGGCCGTCCGGGACCACGCCATGCACCGTCACGGGAATGCTGCCCCGGCCGGGCACGAAACGGCGGTCCGCGTAGGCGGGCAGGGCATAGCCGGGCGGGTCAGCTGCTACGGCCTCGCGGATGGCCGCCTTGCGGGCCTTCTGCGCATCAACCATGCGGCTGATCGCGTCCTGTTCTTCGGCGGTGTAGGGCCGGTCTTTGAATAGCAGGCCCATGAGCTGTTCCGTGCTGTTGATTTCCATGAGACGAGTTCCTCCTAGCTGCCCGGCCGGCTGGCCGTGGTCGGCGTGTCGCAGTAGCACGGTGCTAGCCGGCGCTTGCCTGGCTTGCCGTCCGAGCGGTGGTAGTGCGCTTCCGCCGGGTCCGGCTCATCGTCGTTGACCAGCTGGCCGCTCGTGTAGCCTTGCGCGGCCAGCTCGGCGACCCGAGCCCAGTCAGCTTCGGTCGGCTCGCCGAAGTAGGTGATCTCAAACCCTGTGGCCATCGTCTTGCGCTCCCTTCGTGTCGTCTTCGCGGGCCAGGGCTAGCGCGGGCCCCGGGGTTGCCGCCGCCCGCTTTCGCTTCAGCACGTACCGCTTCCTGTGCCCCATCTTCTTCGTCAGCCGCTTCCGCTGCGGACCCGTCAGCCCGCCTTCCGAGCCGAGGGAATGGGTACGCACGCCGCCGGGCTGCGACAGGTAGTTGCGCCTGCGCTCGGCGTGGTTCAATCTGTTGCCGCCTTCCGCGCGCTGCTCGATGCGGATTCGCTGGCCAGCAGGGCTAGCGCTTTCCGCTCCCACTCGCCGCATGCGGCCGTGCCAGGCCTGAGCGACCGGGCGTAACGCGCCACCCCGGCCGCGGCCTCCTGGCGGCTAACCTCTATGACTTCGCCGCTGTCGGCGTCGTAGACCAGCATCACAGGACGTCTCCTCCGGCCCCGGGCATGTGCTTGACGCACGCGATCACCCGGGCCCAGCTCAGGACGTTCGCCGTCCACATGCCGTACTGACTCACGCACCCGCACCGGAGGCGGCGCGTGGTGCCGATCAGCAGGCGGGCCATCACGCGCCGTCCTTGCTCTGCCCGGACGTCAGGCCGCACGGGCAGTGCGGCTCTACGTGCTGCCAGGGCTTGTCGCTCCGGGTCCGCTTCACCTTGCCGTTGTCCCAGAGGATGTCTTCGTCGCTGATCCCGGCACGCCAGGCGGCAAAGGACTCATCGTCGTGCACGTGGTGCTGCCCGGTCATCCCGGCCAGGATGTTGGTGACGTGGATCAGCCCGTCGCCGTTGCGGGTACAGCAGAACGTCATCCGCGGGGCGAACGGGTCGTAGCGCGGCGTGATGTCTTTCGCCTGCCATGACTGCATGACCTGCCGTGAGGCTTCCCAGCGCGGATCGAGTTGCAGCCGCCCCGGGTTGCCGTGCTCGTCACCGCGGCCATACGGCCGGGTGAAGTCGCATCCGGTGGCCAGGAGCTCGGCGCGGAACTGCCGCGCTTCCTTCTGGTATTTCAGCGTCACCCCGGCGCTCAGGCCGGAGCCGTCGTGCACGACGCGCCACCCGGGCGCGGTACCGGGCGAGCGCCGGACGCTCAGCCCCCGGTCGGTGTCCTCTGGCATTCTGCTCATCTGCCTTCCGTGGTCCAGGTCGCATCTTGACGATACGCCATCATGCGAATTGTGTCTACTGCGATCCGCGTTCCGTGTAGGTCGTGCAGGTTGTGTTTACGCAGGTAGCGCGAGCGGGCCGCGCGGCGAGGTTGTGTAGCTTGTGCGGGCCGGGATCTCCTCGACCTCGTCCGGGTCGGACATGTCCACGTCTGCGAGATCGGTGACAGTCCCCGCGGGGGCGCGGCGTTCCCATTCGGCCCGCAGCAGGGCGACGACGTATCCGCGTCCGCGTCGCTGGCCGACGATCCCGGTCCGCTGGCCGTGCTCCGGGGCGACCTCGGCCATCATCATGGACAGGGCCCGGTCGGGCAGTGCTTCATACATCGGCTCGCCGAACCGGCGCATTTCGTCACGCAAGTCGGCGCCGAGCGCGAACCCGTCGCTGACCAGCCCGGCCGGGATCATGATGTCGCTCGCCCGGCACATGTCCCTGAGAACGGTCTGCCGCGGGGTGAGCACAGGCTCGCTCGCCGCGTCCAGGGCGAGGTCCAGGAACGCGGCGAGGATGCGCCTCGGCCACATGCCGCCGGCGGCGCCGGCGATCGCGAACAGCGGCTCCCAGATTTCCCGCTTGCGGCCTTTCAGCTTCGGGTGCAGTCCGCGAGCGCGGAACGCCCGGATCAGCCCGGCGTTCTCTTTTGCCCATTGCCCGAGTGACGCCCGGTACTTGAGTGCCTGCGGGTCGTGCTCGCGGACAAGGTAATCCTCGGCCGGCTCGCCGGGGGCCATGGTGATCACGACACTCCGGGACCGGACGTCGTTGGGCACCGCGGCGCCGCGGCCGGCCATCGCCGCGGCGGCGAACACGTTGACGTCCTCCGCGACCAGGCTGGACGCGAAACTATCGGTCGCGCCGTACTTGTAGCCTTCGCGCAGCAGCGTGCCGAGCGGGTGAGTGGTGCCGGATCTGCCGGACCGGCCGAACACGTCGGACACCTCGTCCACGATGAACGTGGGGCGCTCGGGCTCGTCCAGTTTCGCGCGGACCGCATACCGGGTGCCCTTCCCGCCGGCCCAGGAGTTGCGTGACAGGTCACGCACCCTGGCCAGGGTCTCGGACTTGCCGGCTTCGGGGTCCTGGGACGTGATCAGCAGCCGCGGCGTCACCACGAAGCACGCCTCTAGCACGTGCGTGTGAGCGCACCATGCGGCGATCGCGTCGAGCTGCGCGGGACTGGCGTCGATGAACCTGGCCAGGAATTCGCGGGTGTCGTCCAGGACTGAGGGGCCCGGCGCTACCGGGCCGGGCATGCTGGCGGGCGGGGCTGCCGCCGGCTCCCATGCGTGCCGTGTGTCCACTGTTACTGCCTCCCTAGGGGTTGCTGAGGCAGGGCCGTCGCCCTGTCGCGCGCGCCCGGGGCTCGCACCCGGGATGCCGCTAAGTTCACGCTGGCCGCCCTGCGGCCCGTTCAGTCAGCCGTCGTCGCTGCGGAGTGCAGCCGCCCTGGCTCCGGCGGCGTCCTTCGGGGTGCGAAGGCGCACGGTCAGCCGGTAGGAGTACGGCGCGCTTTCCAGTTCGCGCCTGAGCGCTGCGTACTCACCCGGCACCGCGGGCCGCGTCCGGGACATTACGCCTGCTAGGTCCGCGGCGCCGTGCTGGCCGAAGTGGATGAATGACTCGCACATCGCCGGGTCGGGTGACGCGGGGAGGTATGGGAACAGGGCGATGACGTCGCCATCGGCAAACTTGCGGAAGATCACGACGGTGGCGCCCGGCTCGCTCACGACCGCACCGGCCCGTCAATGTCGTAGCCGAGCGCGGGGAACCACTCCGTCAGGATGTCCACCACGTCACCGCCCGGCCACCCGCCGTCGTTGCGCGCCTCCATGCTGCGAATGCGCGCCAGGAGATCGGTGACCTCGGGCGCCCGCTCCTGCACGGGCGCCCTGGCGGCCTCCTCGGCGAGCATGACCGCGATCTCCCGCACGCTCATGTCGTCACGGGACAGCGCCTCACCGAGCAGCCCCTTGAAGCGGTCAGCCAGGTTCTTCGGCCCTTTTTGTCGTGGCATCGTCCTGATTCCCTTCTCTCGCTTGCCGTCAGCCCGAGCGTGGCGCGCTCAGCCGCGGGCCCAGTAGGTAACCCCGCCGAAATCGACGCTCGCGTAGTCCTGCTTGAGCGCATCGGCGTACGCCTGCCAGTCGACATAGGCGGACACGGAGCCTTCGTCCCGGCAGTCCCCGGTGTCGTCGGCCAGGTCCCGGGCGTAGTCCCCGAAATGCGAGTCGCGGATCAGGGTGACGCTGCCCGGCCAGGACAGCAGGCCGCTGCCTGCCAGGCCCCGGGCGTCGTCGCGCAACTCGCGCAGCGCGGCTAGTTCTTCCGCGTCCCAGTCCTCAAGGTCGTTGCCATGCCGCCGGAGTCCTTTCTGCGTGGTCTCCAGGTCGGCGATCCGTGCGTCAACGTCGGTGGCGTTAATGAAGTCCTCGCCGTTGTCGATCGCATCCACGTCCTTGCTCCCTTCCTTCGGTGGTCCTAGCGTGCATCCCAGCCCTGACGTGACCTGCTGACAGCGCCTCGCCGGCTGGGGGCGCGCTAGCGCCTTGACGCGATATGCCCGTCCAGGTCGGCGAGCAGCTGATTGCCGGCGCTGACCGCCTCGCGGAGCACGGCGAGAGCGGCGTCCGCGCCCCGCCCGGGCTCCTGGCCGCCGAGGTGCCGGATCTTGGAGTAGTAGGTGAACAGCTTGAGGCTCCCCGGCCCGTCCAGGTAAACCAGCCACGTGTAGCCGATCTCGCCTTCGCTGTCGTCGTCGTAGTCGAAAGCGATCTCGCCCGGCCCGGTGATCAGCCCGCTCGCCTTGGCCCCGGCGACGATGTCGTACGTCGTCGCCCCGCCGTCGTCCTCGTGCGGGTCATAGCTCGCGCTCAGTTCCAGCTCGGGTGCCTGGCTGGTCTCACCCGCGGACCGCGGCTCGAACTGCGCTACGGCACGGGCAAGCCATGCGGCGGCGCGCTTCTCGTCTAGCGTGAATTCCTGCATTGCGGTGATCCTCCCTAGCGCTTGCGCTCAGCGCGCTTGATTGCCTGCCCGGCCGCCTTGAGGTCCGCGGCGAGCGCGGGCAGTTTCGCCGCCATGTCCGCCCGCGCTTCGGCGATCATCTCTGGCACCGGGTAGCCGGGGTCATCGTCAGGCATCCCGGCGATCATGTAATCCAGGTCGATCATGCGGATGCCGGTAACGTTGTCGTCCTCATCGGTCAGGGTGACCCGGCCGTGCTCCACCCCGCCGAGCACCTGACGGAAGCGGTCAAGGTCCAGCCCGGCCAGCCGCGGCGTCACGACAACGATCACGTACTCCCAGTCGCCGGCCCTGAACGCGGCCACCTGGGCCGGGGTGTAGCCGTCGCCTTCGGGCTCGCCCATCGCGTTCAGCGACTCGTCGGGCTCAAGCTGGACATGCCAGGTCAGTCCGGGCACGTCCTTGTCAGGTATGACCTTGCTCTTGATCACGTACGTCACGGGTCAGCCTTCCTCGCGTAGCTCGCCGGTCACGTGCAGCGCCCGGCTCCTGGTAACGAATGCGTCGTCGTCACTTTCCGGCCAGCCGAGATAAGTGCCGTCCGTGTCGTGATCGCACTCGTGCCACTGGTAGCGGTCCGGGTGTACGGCGACGCGGCGCAACATGAATGTCCAGTCAGCCCGCCATCCGGCTGTACCGAAGTCCGCTTGCCCGCGGTGCGGGGCATCCAGCCACGCGGGGTCAACCTCAATTACGGTGTAGACCAGCACGCCATCCTCGCGCCGGGCGAAGATCAGCCAGTCGTCGGCGCCGAGCACCCGGAGGATCGCGGGCGGCATCAGGCCAGCGGGGATCGTGTCGGCCCGCACGTCGTAGAAGCTGTCACCGTAGAACGGCAGGCAGCCGTCAGGCTCGCCCGCTGAGCTGCTCACAGCCGCCCGGCGGCCATGACGCTCGCCGGGCTTGTCCAGCCACCGCGTGATCGCGTAGCACCGGCCGCCCGTCTTCACGACCATGCCCGGGGCGAGCTGTAGCGCGTCAACCGAGCGGTAGCGGATGCGGTCGACCTTGACGCCGAGCGCATCGTACTGGGCGGGCTTCCTGGTCATGACTGCCCCGCCTTCGCCGGCTCGTCGTTGTCGTGCGCGTTCGCCCACTTGCGGGCGGCGCTCTTGCTCGCGGTGTACTCGCTGACCCACGGGCACCGGGTGCACCGGGCGTAGAACCCGGCGCGGTTAAGTACGATCTCGCAGTTGACCGTGGTGGCCACGACCGCGGAGCCAGGCCACGCCTGGCCCGCGGCATCCGCCGGCTCTTGCTCGTGCACGGTCAGCTTCACGGCGGCGATGTTCGCCCGGTAGCTTCCCCGGCGCGGCCGGTCATTGATCACGGGCATCCCCTCCAGCGTGATCCGCTGGCCCTTGACGGGTGCCTCCGTGAAAGACTTGAGGTAGGTCATGGTGACCGGCCCGGCGTCCCCGCGGTCGATCGTGACCGACAGGAACACGGAGCCGTGCGCAGTCGTGCGGCGCACCACCCGGGTAACCGTCCCGGTGATCGTCATGTCTGCCGCCTCGCCCCGGCCTGCTTCTCGTAGAGCAGGCTGGCGACTTCATCAGCGCTGTCCATCGTCAGGCCAGCCGCATCGGTGATCAGTTCGATCAGCGCCCGGCTGTACTCGGGGTTGTCTTCGGCCGTACCGGGCCGCGCCAGCCCCGCGCTGTCAGGTCCCAGCTTGCGTGCCAGCCTGATCAGCTCACCGATGGTGACCCTGCGCGTAGTGTCGATCATGACCGTGTCCCATCCCTCTGGCTAGACTTCCGATCCCTACACGACACGATACGCCATTAGGCGAAACGTGTCTACCTTTTAGCGTGCCGGATGCCTGCCGTGTTCACCGAACACACGCATGCTGAACGGCGGCGGCCTCGCGCGAGTGGGCTGGCGCCCGCGCGGGCAGCGGAAAGCCCCGCCCGGGGGCTGTCCGGGCGGGGCTCCTGGTGGCGTGGTGCCTAGCTGGCCGCCCTAGCCCGCGCTATCGTGCGGTACACGGTCGGCCGCGAGACGTCGAACAGCTCGGCCAGCTCGGTAATGTTGTGGCCGCCGGCCCGGTGCAGGGTGAGCAGGTGCGCTTGCCTGGTAGCGGACAGCTTGGGCGGCTTGCCCCTGAGGTGCCCTTTGGCCCGTGCGATGGCCATGCCCTCGCGGGTGCGCATGCGGAGCAGGTCGACCTCGAATTCGGCGAAGATCGCGAGTATGGCGAAGAACATCTTGCCCATCGGGTCGGCCGGGTCGTAGATGGTGCCGCCGAGTGAGAGTTTCACCCCGCGGGCCGTCAGGTCGTCGGCGATGTCCTGGAAATCGCGCACCGATCGCGCGAGCCGGTCCAGCTTGGGCGTCACGAGCGTGTCCCCGCTTCGCACGGCGGCTAGCGCTTTGCCTAGTTCCGGCCGGTCGCGGTTGGTGCCGGTTAGCCCGTGGTCCAGGTAGATGCGCCCGGGAGTCACCCCCAGGTCGCGGAGGGCCGCTTTCTGGGCGGCAAGATCCTGCTTTACGGTACTGCACCGGGCGTAGCCCGTAAGCGTGTCGTTTCCCATGCGGGGAGTGTACGGTAAGCGGGGCTGAGCGGTCAAATCCACCGTACACCCTATCTGAGACGGTCTTTCGGCAGGTCGGCACCTGACGGCAAGTGCATTTGGCGGCGTCCGCTGAAGGTTCCCCTACCGGACGCTTCGTAAACGGACATACCGGGCGCCCGTGCGCGGGGCTGAGCGGGCCGGTGCCGAGCCGGCGCCGGCAGGTACCCGGGCATACGGAAAGCCCGCCGATCGACCGCGTACGGCCAGATCAGCGGGCTAGTTCCGGGCGGATGATCAGTTTCTGCCCGCGGTGCGCCGCATCTCGCGCGGCAGGGTGAGCGACACGAGCCACACGACAGGCCACATGGCCGCGCAGAATGCGGCCAGCAGCCGGCCCGGCTTGTCCGGGCTCACGCTTCGGCGCTCTTGGCGAACCGCGCGGCCAGCCATGCCGTGTCCGCCTGGGCGAGCTGCGACCAGGCTAGGTAATCGGCGGGGTCGCCGGTAGCCTGCCAGCGGAGAAACATGGCGTGCTCGGCGTGGCGGGCCCTGATCGAGTCGGCCAGCAGGTTACGGGCCTGCTTTCGCGAGATGCGCCGGCGTCCGATGTACGGCCGTGCGGTCGCCTCCCGGGCGGCGTCGCCGGCAGGCGCGTATGCTTGGGCGTGGCGCCCGCGGCGGCCTGCGATCACCGGGCTTGGGCTGGTGGTCATGGGTCTGGTCCTTTCATCCTTGGCTAGGATTCCGATCGGCCGGCCTGGCCGTCGCGGCGCCGTCCCGGCAGGACCGGGGCGGCACCGTGACAGCCCGCCTAGCGGCTGAGCCGCTTGTCGCGCTGCTCGTTGTTCTCGCACCGCCAGATGTGGCCGTCCGGGGTTGGCACCCGGACTAGCCGTTTCCCGACGTCGCCGGCCTGGACGTAGCCGATCACGTCGCCAACGGGGATCAGGCCCTCGGTCGTGCGGATGCGGAGCTTGCCGACGTCATCCGCCGTGATCGTGTAGAACACCCGCTCGGCAGGCCGGGGCTCGGCCTCGGGCTCGGGCTTGAATATTTCCCGCATGGTCTCTCTGTCCTTCCGTGCCGTGGTGCGGTCGGGATGCCGGGCGGTTACCGGCTGTACTTGAGATAGTGGGCGGGCTTCTCGCCCGTGGTGACCTTGCGGATTGCCGCGTCAATCTCGGCGCGGTTCTCCTGAATGAACTTGCGCATCGACAGGCCCGACGACTGCCACCAGTCGTAAAGCCCTTCATCGTTGTTAATCCAGCCCTCCCGGCTGTCGCCACCTCGCGGCATCGCTGGCCGTCCTTTCACGCTGGCACCCTGCCAGTCATCAGCGCGGGTAGGGTGAGGTTCCCGCGGACGCCGGGCGGGCCGGCGTTTCGGCTTAGCGCCCGGGCAGGTAGCGCCTGACCATGTCAAGGAATCCGGCGGGCAGCTCCCGGACCAGCCACGCCGAGCCGTAGCGGTAGCCGGTGACCGGGCACGGCGGCGTTAGGTCCAGGCTCGGCACCGTGCGGCCGTAGCCGTCCGTTTCCATGACTGGCGCCACGTGATCGCAGCCGGCCGTCATGCCGTTCAGGTGCCATCCGGCCAGCTTGACTAGCGCGGTTGCCTTGCCGGCGTCGAATCCGGGCGCGTACCCGGTTAGCTCGGCCAGCGGTTCCACAGTCGCGCCGCCTGACACAATGTCGCGCCAGTCCGGGTGCCAGACTGCGGTTGTGATGGAGAAATCCAGCGGCCGCCGCACTTTGCGATGGTCGGTCGTCTCGTATTCGTCGCGCCGGTCCAGGCGTTCCATCGTGACCGTCACGGTAACGCGGAGATTCCGCTTGTATCCGTAGCCGGTGCCGGGCACCGTGCCCACGTAGACATCCTCACGGCTGAGCGCAATCTCGCCGTTTAGCCCTCTGGTCATTTCGTGATCCTTTCCCGTGCCTGTCTGGGCTGGCTGCCGCTAGCTGTTACCCGGCGCTCTCGGTGATGCCGTATTCGCCGATCGTGTTCCCGTTGCCGTCAAGGATCTTGCCTGAGCCGTGGCCGGCCCGGATGCGCCGCGAGACGTTAGCGACGTAATCCGCCACGGCATCGGGCCCCGATTCGGCCGCCTCGGCATTGTCCAGGTTCATCGTCAGAGTGAAGATCATTTTCGTCCGGCCTCCGGTCGTTTGCCCTGCCTTCGTCAGTGCCAGGCGGGCAGTCCTGGCAGACACCCGCGCGGCGGGTGTTTCGGCTCAGCCCTCGGCCGGGAAGCAGTCCGCATAGGTGAATTCGGAAGCCTCGGACTTCCACGGAATGTCTATCGTGTCGTCGCCGGACTCGATTGAGGCTTCGAAGTCGGTCACGTTTGAGAAGTCGCCGGCGTGCGTGTCAAGCCACGCCTGCACCGATTCGCGCGTGATCTTGCCATCGCCGTGCTGGCGCACGTTGTCAACGTCATGCCCGCTTAGCTCGTACGTCTGGGCAGCGGTAACGCTCGCCATCCATATGGTCCCGATCACCCGGATAACCGACTTGCGGACCGTGTAGCGCATCGTCTTGCCTTCCGTTCGGTTGCCGCTAGAAACTCCGCACCGCGCGCCGTGGCGCGCGATACGCAACCGCTAGGGCGTGCTGTCCTCTGCGGCGAACATTCCAAGCCGCTCATACTCGGCGGCCAGCCATTCCGCCTCGGCCGCGCTGTACTCCGCCTCGCGGGAAGAGTCGCCTGCATACTCGGAAGCCTCGCCGCGCAATGCGAACGACTCGCCAGCGGCGGACAGGAACGATGCGAGCGCCCGTGCCATCTCGGCGTGACCGGCGGGCCGGCCCTGGGGTGACCTGAGGTCGGACCCTTCGAGCACTGTCCGCCCGTCGGCCACGACCAGGTAATCCCATCCGTTGCCGGCGTACGCCTTGCCTACGGTGCCGCCACCGTGCGCCGACAGGTAGAGCGAGATCTCGCCGGCGCCGGCCATGATCGGCGGTACCTCTACCGCGTACTCATGCTCGCTAGCGTCGTATCCGTAGATTTGCTGTCCGGTCATGACATCCTCCGTTGCTCTGCCTATATCGCCATGATACACGGTTAGGCGAATGGCGTCTAGTTGTTAGGCGTGGTGACCAGCCATCGCGCGGCATCGTCGCGCGTGACCTCATGTAGCCGGCTGTTGCCGTCCGTCACTGTGAGGCGCCGGCCGTGCGCATGCACCGCGGCAACAGTGACAGGCCCGTGAGCTGCCGTCTCGACAGTCGCGCCTATCGCCGGCTGCCGGACGCGGCGGGTACGTGCTGCCATGCTGATCACTCCGTTTCGCTGGTCTCGAACGGGCCGGACTGTCCGGCCGGCCCGGTAGCTCAGCCGCGCGGCTGGATCGCGGCGTGATTCTTCCGGTAGGTGAACGCGCGGAAACGCACGATCGGCGGATCATCATCTGTCGCGACAGATGAGCCGGACACGGTCTCAACTGACACGTACCCGGTAACAGTCTTGCCGTGCACCTCCACTGCGGCGGGAACACTAAAATACGTGTCCGCCGTTGCCGCTATGCGCTTGAGCGCGCGAACCTTACCGTCAGCGCATTCCGCCCGCCCGCCCGTGAAAACATCCCACATGCCGCCGGTAGTGAGACTTGTACCGTTCGCATACTGCCTGATTCCCATTGCCCTAACCTCCGGTTGCGTTGCCCGTAATGATCAGTCCGGCCACGTGCCAGCGTTCAGAACGCGGCCGGGAGCTCACGGCGAGACGGATGCGCTATCCGGCAGGTACTGACGTACGCGATTGATGAAAACGCGGTGCGCTTCGGCCTGGTCGGCGAAGATCTTTGCCGGCCACCTCGGGTCGGTTTCGTCGCCGTGTGCCGTGACGTTGCGAGAGCTGATCTGCACTAGCGCGCGGCCATCGGGATGCACCGCGTAAAAGATCCGCGCGGAACCTCCGCCAGTGTGATCCTCGAACACGCCAAGGATCTTGAATCCTTGTATCCGCTGGTATTGCTCCACTGCTCTGACCTCCGTTGCCCTGTACCTCGCACCGTACGGTCGGACGGTGCGCCATGGCCGGCGCCAGACTGGGGAGGCTGGCGCCCGCCATGATCAGCTTGTGATTTTCCAGAACGATACGGCGTGACGTTCGCCGCCGAGATTGCTGCCGCACACATCGCAGGCGGACCAGCTGAACGACTCTGTCTCGCAGTCGCACTCGCTGCCAGCCTCGCCGGCCGTCTGGCCGTCAAAGTCGTCCGTGCATGAGTGCTCGCTGCGGAGTAGCCCTAGCGTGATCCTGTAGCCGGCGTTGCGCGTGTCAATCTCTGCCTGCCAGGCGGTAACGTGCGCCGCGCTCCAATCGGCCGGCGTCTCGCCGTTTGCCAGCAAAAACAGGCAGTCCGTGCACGCCCAACCGCTGCACGTGTACTCATCTGTTGCCATTGCCTTACCTCCGTTGCCCTGCACTCGCACCGTACGGTCGCACGGTGCGCCATGAAGCGCGGCAGGCCTGCCGGACTGTCACGCAACATGATCAGCGTTAGGCGTTCGGGTTGGGGCCCGTCCGCCATGCGTAGGCCGGCGAGATACGGCCAATGCCGGCCCGGTAGTGATGCTTGGAACGCGGCACGATGCGAGCGGCATAGTTGCCGGCGATGACCTCGCCGCGCCGGTAGGCACCGCGCGTTGCCGTGACCTTAACGGTGATACTGCCGGACAGTTCGTGTCCGGCAGCTCCGGCAACTACCTCGGTAACCTTTACCGGCACCATGCCGTTACGCATCGTGTCGATATACGCCAACTCGCCTGCATAGTGGTCAGTCATTGCCCTACCTCCGTTGCGTTGCCGTATCGATCACGGCCGGCACGTGCGAGACGTGCCGGCGAGTCCGCTACGCCGACTCTGAGCAGTCATCCTCAGCGCACGACGTAACCCACCAGGCGGTAGGTATGTCATGCGCCGAGTCGGGGTTCGTCGCCGTGTAGACCAGGAAGTCCTGACCTGCCGTTGCGCCGTGAATCGCAGTGTGCGCTTCGAGGTACTGTTCGTCCGTGCCGTCATCCCATGCGCGCTCAAGATCCTCACGCAGAGCTGACAGCGCATCGGACCAATCCGCGTACGGGTAGCCCGCATCATCCGACTCGGGCAGGTAGCCTGCCACGTTGTGGCCAGCGTGCCAGTGCATCGCCATTGCCTTACCTCCGTTGCTTGCCGATACTCGGCACGATACAGCATCATGCGAACGCTGTCTAGCTATCTGGCGAGGCAACGTGCGGACGCTGCCGGCCTGGCAGGCAGGTACGGATGCGCAGGGCACAAGGCTTGACCCCCCCCTCGGGGGGTCCCCAATCGCCCGAAGTCGCATAGGCGAATGCAGAAACCCCGGCTAGCCCGGTCCCTGACGAGCCTCGCGCGCGCGTGCGAGTGGCATTTCGTCCCGGTTTGATTCCCCCTGATTTTTTTGGTGGCAGTCAGCTGCCGCGCGAGTGGCGGCTGACTGCCGCTGAACGCCGACCTACCGGGGCGGGGGTTGCATGCCGGCCGCCGAGATGACCGCCCGTACCCGCGAGATCATGCGCGCGCTGAAGTCAACGGCGCAGCCGGGCTCGCAGAGCGGCGGGTTCGGCGCCGTGACGGGCCCGTCTATCTCGCCCGGGCCGAGCCCGCTGGTCATGTCGTACGGCGAATGGACGTCCGGGCGGGCATCAGGCACCAGGTATTCCCTGCCCCGTGACCCTGAGACGTTCCTGTCGGGCATGTTCGGGCCGCTCGCGCCTATTCAGACCATCCCGATCGACGTGCCCCGCGAGGGCGAGGAACGGCCCGAGCCGCGGCGGTGGCAGTACCCGGTCGGCTGGAACATGCCGATGGGCATGCCCGGCACCGAGGGGATCGGGAAACTCGCCGATTTCCAGACGCTGCGCACGATCGCCGACCTCTACTCGGTGGCCAGGGCCTGCATCGAACTGCGGAAAGCCGAGCTACGGGGGGTCGGCTGGGACATCGTGCTGACGAAGCAGGCGGCTAAGGCGCTGCGCGGCGACCACAAGGGGATGGCCGACTTCGCGAAGAGGCGCGCCGAGGCGGTGCGGTGGTGGCGGCGTCCCGACCACGATTACGCCGATTTCAGCACTTGGTTCGATGCGCTGCTGGAAGAGGTGTTCGTCACCGACGCGCTGGCGCTGTACGCGCAGCCGTCGCTCGGCACCCGCAAGGGACTGCTGGGCAGCAGCCTGGCCGCCCTCGACCTCATCGACGGGACGCTGATCAAGCCGCTCGTTGACATCCGGGGCAGCAGGCCGCAGCCGCCGAATCCTAGCTACCAGCAGTTCTCCTACGGGGTTCCGCGCGTCGACCTGATGACGCTGCTCACCCACCATGAGACCCCCGATGAGCGGGAACTGGTCGCCGAGTACCGCGGCGACCAGCTGTTCTACCTGCCCTACAGCCAGCGGACGTGGACGCCGTACGGGATGGCGCCGATCGAGCGGGCGATCATCCCGATCATGGCGGGGCTGAACAAGCAGGCCTACCAGCTGAATTTCTTCCAGGAAGGCAGCATTCCGGGCCTGTTCGTGTCACCGGGCGACATGAACATGACCCCCAGCCAGATCCGCGAGCTGCAGGACGCCCTGAACGCGCTGGCGGGGGACCAGTCGTGGAAACACAAGATCATCGTGCTGCCGGGCGGCAGCAAGGTTGACCCGCAGAAGCCCGCGGCGCTCGCCGACCAGTTCGACGACGTGATCATGGCGCAGACCTGCATGGCCTTCGGGGTCATGCCGATGGAGCTGGGCATTTCGCCGCAGGTCAGTTCAAGTCAGTCATCTGCGGCAGCTAACCAGATGGCCAAAGCCAGCCAGGACATCCAGGAACGCAAGTCAACCGTCCCGCTGCTGCTGTGGCTCAAGACCGCGATCTTCGACCGGATCCTGCAGGGCGTCTGCGGCCAGGCAGACATGGAATGGCAGTTCGAGGGCCTCGAAGAGGACGAGGACGCCGAGACGGTCACCAGCCTGCTGGTGCAGCAGGTCGGCACCGGCATGCGGTCGATCGACGAGGCCCGGCAGGAACTTGGCCTGGACCCGTGGAACCTGCCGGTCACCTCCGATCCGGGCTGGTCGACCGAGCGGACCGGGTTCGTGTCTTTCACGGCGACCGGGGCGTTCCCGACCGCGGGCGGCGCTTCGCAGGGCGACACGCAAACCGACAGCCAGTCTGGCTCGGTGGCGCTGCCTGCCGCCGATCCGCGGCAGGCGATCACCGCGCCGAAACCACCCGATGACGGCAAGCCGTCCACGCCGGCGCATTCCGCGGCGCATGCCACCCCCGACGCGACCCGGAGCAAGCCGGCATCCGGCAACGGCCGCGCCGGGAAAGCCGCGAGCCTCGGCCAGTGGCGAGCCCGCGACATCCCCGCGCATGTCATGGCGATCATGGCCGAGGACCTGGGCAAGGGGCTGACCGCCGATGAGGTGTGCGCCAGCGTCCGGCCGCTGCTCGCCGGCAGCAAGCCGGCGCTCCGCGAACTGGGCCTGATCCGCTCATGGCTGCGCAAGTCGCACACGAATGTGACAACCCGGCACGGGCACGGCGACCAGACCCACGAGGTGTACGCCTACCTCGGGCGGCACTACCCGGCGTCGGTACTCGAATGGGTCAAGGAAGCCCGCTGGGACGAGCCGAGAAAAGTGGCACTGTCGAAAATCGACATGGCACGCCGTCCGGGTGGCGCCCGCGACGAGCAGAAAGTTGCCCTGATCGCCGCCGCGATCAGGGCAGGCGTGCACCTGCCCCCGGTCGTCCTGGTGAACGTGCCCGGCAAGAACCTGTACGAGATCGCCGACGGATGGCATCGCACCCTGGCCATCAAGCACGCAGGCGGCAAGACGGCACTGGCATGGGTCGGCAAAGCCGGCGCGAAAACCGGGCCCTGGGACGGCGAGATGAACCGGGCCAAGCTGAACAAGGCCGCCGGGGGTGGTGCCGGCCCAAAAGCGGGTAACCCGGCCTGGGACCACGACCAGGTCCTGGCCGCCGAGTTCGCCCGTCAGCTGGCGCGTGGCCTGCAAGCCTCGGTGCACGCCGGGCCGTTCGCGCACGCGTGGCTGCAAGCCCGCCGGCAAGGCGCAAGCGCGCCGCAGGCCAGCCCAGCGGTCCGGGCGGCCGTCAGGCACGCTCTGGCGAGCGTGCTGTACGCCCTGTGGGCACGGGCCTGGGGCCTGGGCTGGCGGGCCGCGCTGACCCTGCTTGCCGCGCAGCTGCGTCGTTTGCTGACCGGTGACCCCGGCGTATCTGCCCGGGGGCTGCGGCAGTTGCTCTTGCAAGCCGAACAGCGCATCGGCGCGATGACGCAAACCCGCATCGGCCGCCTGGAAAGGCTGCTCGGCGAAACCCCGGAAAACATCAGCGCCGCTGAGCTGGCCTCGCTGATCGACGCCGAGCTCGGCTCGTTTGACGCGGCGCTGCTGGTTACCCAGACCGAGACGACATGGGCGGTCAGCGAAGCGATGGTCACCGCCTACCTTGACGCCGGGATCACGGAAGCGCGGTGGCAGACAGCCGACGACGACGTCACCTGCCTCAGGTGCCTGGCCAACGAAGCGCAGGGCGCTCTGCCCGTCGGCGATCAGTACGCCAGCGGCGACACCAGCCCGCCGGCGCACCCGAGGTGCAGGTGCGGACTACTGCCCGCTGGCAACTGACACGTCATACGCCGTAATACAGCAATGGGGGTCCGGGTGGACGCATCACAGGAATACGGCCTGGTTAACACGGCGTGCATAGCGCAGCACGAATGGTACGCGGCGCTCCGCTCAGCCGGGTTCACCCGCTCGGAAGGCCTGTACATCATCACCCGGCCGTCCGTGGAGTCGTCGCGGCTGGAATGGCTGGCCATGCACCCTGACAGCCAGGCCACATGAAACGGGTCGTCGGCTTCGCGTACTGGCTGACCCGTGACAGCCGCAAAGTGTCCCCGCTGGACGAATACCTGTGGATGTTCCTGATCTGGTGGCTGGCCACCGCGCATTACGGCTTCGTGGTCAAGATTCAGGTAGCCGTGCTGGGTTCCGTGGCCGCCGTATTCGGCTCAGAGTTCGCCGCCAGTTTCGTCGCCGAGGCCAGGAAGGACCTGGCTGGCCGGGACCGGAACGGTCGCGGCGTTGAGGACCTGTGACGACCTGTGTGCCTGAACTGCGGCTGCCTCATGCCCAATGCGGACCACGGTCATCCCGGCAATTTCCTGCTGGCCGAACTGGAGAAGGCCGCCGCGGCAGGCGGCACCAGCGCCGCTGAGGCAGCCTGGAACATTCCCCGCACCCTCACGGTGGCCACGTCGCCCGCGTGGCCACCTGAGCCGTATCACGCGGCCTCGCGGCCCACCCTGGCATGGGACGTGGACGGCATCCTCGCGTTCACCGCCGAAGCGATCGTCGCCGCGCTGAACGCCCGGTTCGACACCGGCTACGACGCCATGTCGCAAGGATTCTTCCCCGGCACGTTCGTCTCCTCGGCGCTCCCGGCCGAGGAGGCCGCCTGGCTCGGCCAGCAACTCAGCTCAGGCGAGTTCGGCATCTACGGGGCGTGCGCACCAGACTGGCACGCGATCGACACGATGCTTGACGCGTCTGCGGCGGGCTACCCGACGGTGATCATCACAGAACGGCCCGCCGTGGTGGCCGACCAGACACGTTCGTGGCTGCGGTCGTGGACCGGGCAGCAACCGCCGCAAGTCGTAGCCGTCGGCCGCGGCAACAAGCCCGCCTACATGGGAGCCCGGTTCGGGCCCGGCAACCCCGCCATCCTGGTCGACGACAACCCGGCCGTCAGGATGACCATCGCCCGTGAGGGCATCGAGGTGTGGACCCCGCAGCGGCCGTACACGCCGGCGCCCGGCCGGCCGCATGCGCGGACATTCGGCAACTGGCCGGCAGCACGGTACTGGCTCGGGATCAGCCCCGCCAGCTAACGCGTCCGGTTCCGCCTGTTTCTCGCCGTGGCGGCTACCGTTTCCGCCCAGACCGGCCGGTTCGGAGAGATCACCATGACGCCCCGCCGGCGGTCTACCGGCCGGCCGCCGCACCTGGGACACGGCCTGGTGGCCCACGGGATGAACGGGTGCCTTACTTCGCCGGAACCATGACACCGGCGGCAGCCGGGAGAGTGCGGGTGCGTCCGCAGTGACAGCAGGTAGACCACCAGGGCGGCGAGCGCCAAGACGACCGTGGCGCCGGCCAGCCCGACCTGGCCGCCCAGCCAGCCATATCCGAGCAAGACCAGCAGCCACCGCATGCCACCGATGATGACATTTCGTGGCCGTCGCGGCTAGTCCCGCAGGAAAAGGTTCCTGACCACCGCTTTACCCCCAACCGCCTACTGGAGGCATGTGGCGACAGCCATTGATGAGCTGACCTACGTCAGTTTCCCCATCGTCAAGTTCGAGAAGACGGACGACGGCGACCTGATCGTGGTCGGCAAGGCCACCGATGGCTCCGTCGACTCAGATGAGCAGATCGTAGACCCGACCTGGTCGGCGAAAGCGCTGGGCGACTGGCTGGACACGGGCGGCAACGTCCGGGTGCAGCACCAGGCGATGCGCGACCCGGCCGGCAAGGGCCTCCAGGTCGAGATCGACAAGGACGGCGACGGGGGGCACTGGGTCCGTTCGCTCGTCGTCGAGCCCGTCGCCAAGCGGCTCGTGGAAAAGGGCGTCCTCACCGCCTACAGCGTGGGGATCGCACGGCCCGTGATCACCCGTGACCCGACCGGGAAGGCACGCGGCGGGATCGTCACCGGCGGCCACCTGGCGGAACTCTCCCTCGTCGACCGGCCGGCGAACAAGAACTGCGGCCTGATGATCGCCAAGGCCGAGAACGGCGCGAAGGGCGGCATGGAACTGGTGGGCGAAGTGTTCGGCGACCCCGAGTTCCTGGCCAAGGCCGCCGAGGATGACCTGCTGGCCAAGGCCGACAGCAACGACGACACCGTGTCCGGCAACGACGGTGACGCAGACGATGTCCCGGAAAGCGAGGAGCAGGCTGGCGGCGACGACGTCAACCCGACCGGCACCGACGAGAAGGCGGAGAAGGCCAGCGAGACGATCGCCCAGTCGGTGGACGCCGAAACCGCGGCACTGTACAAGTCGCAGCGCGCCATGTGGCTGGCCGCAGAGCCGTCGGTGAAGGGCATCGCCGGAGGCACTGAGTACCTGGCCAGGCGCGCCGACTGGATGCGGTGGCATTCCGAGGGCGAAGCCGCGGGCCTCGACGGTACCAAGGACGGCGCCGAGCGGTGGCTGGCCAAGCGTGACTTCAGCGCCTCCGAGCGCCGGTCTGCGGCCAGCAGCGGCGCGGCTATGTCCGACGGGTCTTTCCCGATCAAGAACGGATCGGACCTGGCCAACGCGATCCACCTGGCGGGCCACGCCAAGGACCCGGCGAAGGCACGCGCGCACATCAAGCGCCGCGCCGCCGCGCTCGGCCTGTCCGACAAGATTCCCGACAGCTGGAAGGCGGTCAGTACCGAAGAACTGGCCAAGATGATCGCTGACGGCGTGATGGCGGTCCAGGCCGCACAGGCCATGCTCGGCCCGGCCTGGCCTGGCCTGGACCTGGCCAAGGCCGGCTCCGACGGCGACGGCGGTAAGGACTGCCCGACGTGCAAGGGCACCGGGAAGATCAAGGGCGGCAACGTTAAGTGCCCGGCGTGCGGCGGCAGCGGCAAAATGTCGTCCAAGGCCGATAGCGACGGGGACGGCGACAGCGCGGCGGTGGAAGACGCCGACGTTGAGAAGACGGCTGCCCGGACCTGCGGCGGCTGCGGCAAGGGCTTCGGCGAGGAGTCGCTGGCCAAGTTCTGCGACGGCTGCGGAACCAAACTGGCCTCGGCGGACGATACGGCAAGGAAAGCCGCCGCCGAGGCCGTGGCCCTGCTCGCCGAGACGGTCAGCAAGTCCGTCGGCGCCGGCCTGATCTCCCAGGAGGCAGCCGACGCGATCATCGCGCGGGCCGCGCTCGCTGCGGCCAAGGCCAACGACCCGCCGCCCCCGGACACTAAGCCAGTTGGCGCGCACCGGGAACCAGACGGCAGCTTCGTTGAGGCATTCGAGCAGGACGCCGGGCTGCCCTCCGACGGTGACGGGACCTCGGACAAGATCCCCGAATCCACGGTGGTCAGCGACATGGGCGGCAAGACGGGCAAGCCGGGCAAGACGGGCAAGCCGACGCCGTACGCGGTCGGCCGGCTGCACGACGTCACTTGCGCCGCATACGACCCCGCCGCCGCCCTGGCCCTGTACCCGACGCTGAAGTCGGCGGCCGACGCCGTGGACGAGGACTGGTTCGCTGCCCGCGCCGCCAAGGCGGTCGCCGCCGGGAAAACCAAGAAGGCCGCCAGGCTGACCAGGCTGGTCGAAGCCGCGCAGGCGGTCAAGGCAGCCGACCCGGCCGCCGTCGCCGACGGCCAGGCGCAACTGCGCAAGGCCTTCACCGACCTGTACCCCAACTTGCGCATCTCCCCGTCGGACCCGCCGAAGCCAGGCAGCTACCAGCGGCCGTACCTGACCGCCGGCCACGCCGCCGAGAACGCCTCAGTGAACGGCGGATCCAACATCCCGCGGTCCAGCCACACCCCAGACGCGGAAGATTTCCGCCGGCCGCTGATCACCGCCGGGCACCAGTCCGACTCCCCGGCCAACAAGAACGACATCCGCGGCGGCGCGCCAACCGCAACCGGCGCGGCCCGCACCTACTACAGCAACGCGCAGCGTGAAGCGGCCAGGGTCGCGCTCGCCTCAATGCACGACCACATCGCGGCCGTCTACCCGCACCTGTGCCCGATGGCCGCCTCGAAGTCAGTGCTGCCACCCGACATGGGCACCACGAATGTCCCTGCCGCCGTGCGGCCAGCGGACACCGGCGGCGTCCCCGGCGTTGGCAAGACCACCGTGGCCCCCGCGGTCACCGGCGGCCAGGACCTGCAGGCCCTCATCGCCGGCGCGGTGGAGCGGTACACCGCCCGCAGCGCCCCGCAGATGACCGCCGAGCAGCTGCAGAAGGCCGCCGCAGGGCTCGGACTGGCGGTCACGCCGGCGCCCGTCCCGCAGCCAGCCCAGATCGGGCTGTCCCCGGCCGAGATGAAGGCCCTGCTCGCCGAGCAGATCACCCCGCTCGCAGAGCGGTACGAAACCCAGTTCACAGACCTGCGTAAGCAGATTGACGACATCGGCTCACAGCCCGACCCTGCGATGGCCCCCGTCCGGGGCGCGCTGGCCCGGGCACCGCTGACAGACACCGTTCCCGTGGAACGCCGGTCACTGGTCGATGAGGCAGCTGAGAACGCACGCAAGATGGCCGCAGACGACGACACCCGCTACCGCGAGTACGTCCAGCTGCTGGCCAAGTCCCCGGACCCAGGCGTACGCGAGTCCGCCATGGCCGTCCTCGACAAGATGGCCGCGCCCGCGGCCGCCAGCTGAATCCTCGAACGATTCTCCTAGCACGCAAATTTGGAGGCGTGTGACAGGCACTGAAGTCCTGCCTTTCGGCACTGCCGCAAGGCCAGCGCTCGAGCGCGCGGACGCGAACCCGTCGTGGTACGCCGACGCTGACGCAGGCGCATACCGGGCACCCGACGCGATGCTGTCGGACAAAATGCCCACCCTGGTCAAAGGCGCCGGCTACTGCCGGCCGGGAGGCAACCGCCCCCTGGACGACGACGACCAGGTTTTCCGCCGCTCGATGAAAGCCGAAGTGGCTTTCCGGTCGGCGATCAAGCAGGGCATCGAGAACCCCGGCCAGGTCCTCAAGGGCATGTCCCCGGAGTTCGCCGGCCAGTTCGGCGCCTTCATGGCCGCCGCCCCGGCCAACCAGGCGATGAACCAGCTGGTCACCCAGCTCAACTCGCAGCTGTCCGACCAGCTCGGCAAGTCGATCACCCTGACATCGCCGCTCTCGACGGGCTTCGTGCCTTTCGACCTCGTGGCGCCGAGTTCGCTTATCTACCCGGTCTATTCCCCGATCCGCAACAAGCTCCCTCGTAGCCCCGGTCAGGGCACCAGCCGGATCCGCAAGGTGATCACTGGCGTTTCCGGTTCGCAGACCGGCCCGTCGGGCGGCAAGTTCGTCCGGCTCGCCATCCCTGAACTGGTGCAGTCCGGCGGCGCCATTTCCGGTGCAAGCACGGCGGTTAACTGGCCGCTGAACTTGCCAGGAACCGGCACGCAGGACGCCGTCGACCTGACCATCCCTTACCGTTTCTGGGGACTGTCCGAGAACCTGTCGTGGCTTGCCCAGTTCTCCGGGCAGGGATTCGAGGACATTTCTGCGCTCGCGAATCTCCTGCTGCTCCAGGAGTTCATGCTGAATGAAGAGGCAGCCCATCTGGGTGCCACTTCCACGGCACTTACCGCGCCTGCCGCGCCGACGCTTACGGCGCGTGCGGCGAATAGCGGCGAGTCTCCGCTGACCGGTATTACCACGAACGTGTTCGTAAAGGTCAGCGCGAATACGTTCTTCGGGGAAACGGCAGTCGTCGCCTCGGGCGCGTCCGTGGCCTGGTCGACCGGCCAGGTCGTCGACGTGCAGATCGCCCCGGTCGCCGGGGCCCAGTGGTACACGATCTACGCCACTACAGGGTCTTCTGCGGGTACGTATCACCTGTTCGCGGCCAATGTCGGCGGGCAGATGTACACCCTGCAGGGCGCGCTGCCGACCACGTCGGCGCAGCCGCAGGCCTCGGACAGCGGTACGTCGTCCGCCAACGACCAGGAGGGCCTGACCTCGGTCCTGTCCGGCCACTCGGCGGGCGGCATCTACCCTTCGAACTGGCAGGCCGGGTACTTCTCCCAGACAACAGGTGACACGCTTAAGACAAGCGTTCTCAACAACGCATTCCAGCAGCTCTGGGATGGCACCGGGAACGTTTACGGAGCATTCAGGGCGGACCCGGCCGAGATCATCGCCGAGGGCGGCGACGTCATGCGCCTGTCGAACGACATCGTTCAGCAGGGCGCCGCCACGAACTACCGCCTGTTCGTCGAGCAGTCGGAAGTGCCCGGCGTCCGCGTCGGCGCGGCCGTGTCCGAGTTCCAGAACCCGATCACACGGTCCGTGGTGCGCATTGTCGTGCACCCCTGGACCCCCCAGGGCTCGGCTTACCTCATGTCCTACACCATGCCATTCGCATGGTCGAACGTGAGCAACGTTGTCGAATTCGTGGCCGTGCAAGATTACCTCAGCATTAGCTGGCCGGTAATTGACGCGAGCTTCCGCTACAGCATGTTCCTGTTCGGCAGCCTAGTAGTCAATGCGCCTTTTTATTGCGGGTTGATCCAAGGTATCCAGAAGTCCGACCGCTCCGGGTCTATCGGGACCTGGTCGTAACACCATTCTGCGGAATGGCCGTGCAAGTATTGGCGGCCATTCCGCAGAATGGTTTCACCGCATTATTCCGACGCGACTTAGGAGCGTTTGTCATGCCCTTGAACCCGCCTGCGGGCACCGCAATCCAGGCCGGGCCGATCATCTACACCAACCCGCCGCAGATGCCGGGCATCACGACAGCCCCGCCAACGGTGACAACGCCAGCATTCCCGAACACGACTGTCGCGGTCGCCAACACAACGGGCGTGGACGTGATGGTTTACGCCCTCGCGGGCGCGGCCGGGTTCACCGTGATCGCGGTCAACGGGGTCACGACTGGCCTGGTGACCGCTGCCACCGCGAGCGCGAGCATCTACCTGCCTGCCGGGCAGACGATCGCGTTCACCTACGCGTCGGGCACGCCTTCCTGGGTGTGGCAGGCGGTCTGAGCAGTGGCCGGCGCGCAGCAGTACACCGTTGCCACCACGCCGGTGCTGATCGCCTCGGCGCCGGCCACCGTCACCAACGGCCCGTCCGGGTGGTTTTACCTGTCGAACACCGGCGCGACCGTCTACCTCGCCGGCAGTTCCGCGAACGCCACCGCCACCACGGGGGCGGCCGTGGTCACAACTGGCACGTTCACCGGGTTCCTGTTCCCCGGCGACCAGATATGGGCGTTCTGCGCCACCAGCACCGTGGTCACAGTCCTGCAGACGGGGGCGTGAGCCTGTGACCACGGTTCAGTTGCCAGACGGCTGCTACGGCCTCGACATGGCCAACGGCCGGCAGTACACCGCAGACAAGCCCGGCGGCAAAGTCGAAGTCTCCGGCCGGGACGCCCGGTTCATCGACACCTCGTATTACGGCCAGGGCCAGGCCGGGATCATGCGCGGCGGCCCGCAGTTCACCATCGGCACCCGCAAGGGCCGCTGGTGCGAGCCGTGCCGCCGCCTGTGGAACGCCTGGTCTCATCTCTGCCCGCGCTGCGGCGCGGCCACAACCGAGCACAACCCAGGAGGCATGTGACCACAGTCGCATACGCAATGACAGACCTCGGGCCGTCCAGTGACGGCCAGGTCGACGCCGGGACGGTCAGCGTCTCGGAAGCCAACGGCGGCTGCGGGAAGCAGCACAAGGCGTTCCTCAACGAGGACGGCAGGCCGTGCATCGAGTGCGCCGTGTGCGCGCCGGTCCTGATCGGCGGCCATTACGGCTGGTCGGCGACCCCTAACGGGGTGCCGCTGACTCCAGACGAGATCGCCGAGCGGGAGCTCGCCGAGCGGGACGGCATCGCCATGCAGCGCGTGATGATGAAGTCTGTCACCGACCATTTCATCGAGTCGATGGCCGCGAAGGGTGCCGCCGGGCCGGCGCTGAGCGCGTCGACGCTGGCCGCGCAACTGGCCGCGCTGCCAGCCGCCGAGCGGGCCGAGATCGCCAAACTGCTCGCGCCAGGCGGCGTGCCGCCAGCGTCGCACCCGGCCACCTTGGCTGAGGGCAAGCCGGCCGAGCAGCCCGCGAAGGATCCATCAGTTCCGGCGGGGGCCGCGATGAAACGGCCGCCGGGCCGGCCCCGCAAGACGGCTAACTGACCCGGTGCGGGCCCGCCGGCGGTCCCGGCCGCACTGCTCCAGGTGCGGCGGCCCGAAACGCCGTCCCTCGGACGCGTCGATCACCTGCCGGGCCTGCGGCGACCTGATCTGCCTCAAGCATGCCGTGGAGAACCCCGACTACGGCGGGTGGATCTGCACTCGCTGCGCGCGGTCAGCCGGGGGGTGACGTATGCCCGAACTCAACCCGGGCGCCATCTCGGCGAGCCCCGGGACGCCGTACGTCACCCCATCGCTGCTGCTCTCGGCGCCTACAGGGATCGTGTGGTCGACGCTCGGACCCGGCGCGCGGCCGAACGAGCAGCAGCAGTTCGACGAGCAGCTGAACCTGTGCCGCCGCGCCACCAGCATGATCGACGGGTACTGCAACCAGCCGCTGCGGGCCACCCTGGACAGCGAGACGCTGTACGGGCCCGGTGAACTGCGTTTTCAGATGCAGCCCAACGGTAATGCGCGGCTGCTGCTGTCCCGTTCCCCGGTCACCGCGGTGCTCGGCGGCCAGGTGTCGATGGCCGCGTCGTTCCCGGCGCAGAACACCCCGATCCCCGCAGCCAGCTTCAAGATCGCAAATCCGCTGATCGGGGTGTACGGCGCGACCGTCCCCGGCGGGTCCGACAACTCCGGGCAGGCGGTGTTCCTCGCACCCGGAGTGGTCTCGTGGCTGGCCGGCCGGTTCGGGTACCAGGTGCAGGTCTCCTACATCAACGGCTGGCCGCACGGCTCCACGCAGGCGGCCGCCGCGGCAGGCGACGCGACGATCGAGATAGACGACTGCACCGGCTGGGGCGTTCCGCCCGGCGGCACTACCGGCGCGACAGGTACCTTGTATGACCCTGGCGCGCAGGAAACCATCACCGTGCTGGCCGCGTCTGCGACGTCCGGCCCGGGGGTCCTTGCGCTGTCAGCGCCACTGGCCTACAGCCATGCGGTCGGCGTCATGGCCAGCACGTTGCCGAACACGGTCATCCAGGCCGCGATCTTGTATTGCGTCAGCCAGGCGCTGGTCCGGGGCACGACGTCGACGAGCATCCAGTCCCTTCCCGGCGGCGCCGCCGGCGGGGGGAAGTCGGGCGAGGAATACGCCACCGAAGCCGACCTGATGATCCACCCGTACAAGCGGGTCATATGACGTATAAGCGGGTCATATGAAGCCGCCGGGCGTCAACGTCCCGGCGCCGCTGCCAGGGGCAAGGCGGGGCCACCGGCGGCATCCGAGGATCACCAACCAGCTCGTGCCGGTCCCGCACCATCATGCGCATAAACGCCGTCATCATGCGAAGAAACGCCGTCACCAGGCTCACGGCCGGCACCACGGCCTGACGTTGCCCGGCCCGCCGGCCGGGTCGTGGATTCTGGGCGGCAACGACCGTTACGGCAACTGCGCGGCGGTGGCCGCCGCGAACAGCCTGCTGGCCGTGACCGGCCGGCGGGCCTCCGGTCAGGACATCCTGGCGCTGCACCAGGCCGCCTGCCGTGGCCACGACGCCGGCGCGGCGATAGCCGACGTGCTGCATGCCCTGGTCGCGACCGGGCTGGCCGGCGCGTGGCCCGGCGGCTTCGAAGAACTCGAGGACGGGGAACCGCTGGCCGGGACCGGGCTGATCGTCGGCCTGGCACTGGAAGAAGCGCAGAAACAGCAGGCCGTCTGGGATGACGTGCCATCCCCGCCGTGGGGGCCGCACGCGGCCGTGCTGGCCGGCGGCGCGGTGATCAGCTGGGGCCGGGAGATACCGGTCACCGGCGTGTTTCTCGCCGGGCAGGTCACGTCGGCGTGGCGGGTGCGGTGGCAGGGGGTGCCCGCCCGGTGCCGCTTAACTCTGTCAGTGAATACGTCCTCGGCTTGCTGAACGGGCTGCCGTTGCCCGGCCCGGCCGGGGAAGGCGGTGCCCTGCAGTGCTTCATCACGCCTCCGGATCCGGGCACGCTGACCGTTCCGACCGCCTACCTGTGGCCAGGGACAGGCGCCGAGACACGGCTGACCCCGCCTAGGGCCGGGGGCCCGAACGTCGTCAAGCCAGGCTGGAAGAAGATCGCCCACCAGTTGCAACTGTGGATCTCGTGGGTCGGCTCGGGCGACGACCCTTCGGCTGACACGAATTTCCCCGCCGTAGTCGACGCGATCATGGCGGCTTTGCGTCCGTCTGCCGACGAAGTCACGGTCACCGACCCGATCACGGGGGTGATCACTTCAGTGATCCTCGGGGTCGGCGAGCAGATGACCTACGACGTCGCGGTCGTGCACGCCCTCGAAGACCAGCGGTACCTACGGTACGACGCGCGGCTCACCCTTCCCGTTTCCGAGTATTTCCAGTCCTGACCCCCACCACGGAGGCATGTGGCGCAAGCCCGTTACCCCTACCTGGGCCCCGACGCCCGGCTGTACACGCAGTACCTCGACGTGACTGACGCGCCGCGTCCCCTGGAAGCCGAACTCGGCCGCTCGTACGCAATGACGCCGGTACCGGGCTGGGACGACGGCAAGGGCGGCAGCCTCCTTCCGGTTCCGCCCGGTGATGGCCGCTGGGGTGACGCGCTCGCCGCAGGCCATCTCCCGGACGTCGGCCAGGCCGAGGCACCGCCGGTGCCTGACCGGGCAGCCGAGGCCACTCCCGCCAGCAAGCGGAAGGAGGCCTAGGCCATGGCCGGACCAACGGCAATCTTCCCGGTCACCAGGCGGTTCATCGGCATCGCCAAGGAAGTCACCCCCGGCACCGCCGTAATGCCGACAGCGACACTGCCGATGACCACCTTCGACCCCGAAGACAAAGTTATCTACCTGCCCGATGAGTCGTGGCGCAACTCCATGGCCGGCGAATACGCCCTGATCCAGGGCGTCGAGTCCGCTGACATTTCGATGGGCGGCCCGTTCTTCGGCGACGGCATCGGCTACCACCTGCTGAACATCTTCGGCGACTACTGGCAGACCGTCACCGGTAGCGCAGGCACCGCCACCACCGTCGGTGCCACCCCTTACGTGGCGGGCGCGGCGACGCTGAACGTCACGTCTGGCACCAACCTGACCACCAGCACGACGTTCGCGGTCGGCGCGCTCGGTACCTCGGCGGAAGAGGTCCGCACGGTCGCCTCGGGTGGCGGCACGACCACGATCACCATGAATGCGCCGTTCTACCAGAACCACGCCTCGGGTGTCGCGGTCACCCCGTACACGTCGGTCACCACCGTCAACCACCTGTTCAGTCTGCTGAACTCGGGGACCGGCGCCGGCGGCAGCCTGCAAGCACAGCCGCCCGCGTACACGCTGACCGACTACACCGGGCTCACCACCACCGTCGGCGCCCGCGCCTACCCGTACAGCTGCCTTTCCGAGCTCACCTTCACCGGCGCCGCCGAGGCGCTGCTGATGTGGGAAGCGAAAGCCACGTCGTTCGTGTCGCAGGCCGCGGCCAGCACCCCGACCGCCTCGGTGTCCACGGTGATCCCGCAAGCCGACTGGCGCAGCCTCGTCGGCATCGGCGGTACGACCGTCGGCTCGCCGATCAACGACGTCAAAGAGTGGAAGGTCACGCTCAGCCGGAAAGTCGCGCCGTACTGGACGAACGACGGGCAGCAGAACCCGTACACCATCGCCCGTGGCGCTTTCACCGTTTCCGGCAGCCTGTCCTTCGACCCGTCCTACGACGAGTCACAGCTGCTGAACTTCCTCAACAACACGCAGCCGCAGTTGCAGATCGTGGCCGCCAACGGCCTGGCCGGCTCGGCTGTGATCTCGCTGACGATCAACATCCAGGCCGCCGCCTACGAGACCGCGAAGATCACCTCCTCGGGTGACCTGTTCGGCCACGACATCACCTTCAAAGGAATCGCCAACACCACCAACGTCGGCCCGTCCGGGTCGTATTCGCCGTGCCAGATCCAGGTGTCCAACTCGGTCACCAACTACTGACCCCCCGCCCGCCCGCCACCCGGTCCGGGTGGCGGGTTTCCGCGTGAAAGGGAACACAGGATGAAAGTTGATCTTCCGTCGGGTGGCTGGGCGGAACTAAGGGACAAGCTGAAAGGCGGCGACCGGGTCGCCGCCATGGAAGCCGTCCGGGTGGAAGTCGCCGACGGCAAGACCACCGTCGACGGGTCCGTGGAAACACGGGTGTGCAACGCGCTGCTGGCCCGGCTGATCACCGCCTGGTCGTTTGAGGGCGTCCCCGCGCCAGCCACGCACATCAACCCGTCCGCGATTCTCGAAGACCTTGACCTGGACGACTACAACGCCCTCTGCGAGGCGATCGAGCCGTACGTGGAAAAGGTGACGCCCCGCCCAAACCGTCCGGCGCGGCGAAACTGACCGCCTGGTTCCTCGGCCAGAACGTGGACCTCCCCGCGGACATGCCGCCCGGGATGCTCGGCTACCGGTGGTTCGCCGCCGCCTACCAGTGGACTCCGGCCCAGGTAGACGACCTCGACCTAGAGCACGCCGACTGGCTGGTGCTCATCGAGAACGCCGAACGGCACGCCCAGGAGATCAGGAACAAGCGGTCAGCGCCGCCGGAGTTCCCGGCCGGGCCGGGCGGGTTCGGCGGCAGCCGGTAAAAGCACAGGGGGGAACGGCGATGGCCGGTTTCGGTGACGCCGAAGCAGCACTCGAGCGCTTTGCCGCAAGCGCCCGCGCCGGCGGCGCGGCCGCCGCCGCTAATGCGATGGCCGGCCGTTTCGTTGACCACGAGCAGAAAGTCACCCTGAACCGCAGCACGCATGCCCGCGGGTCGCGTGGCGCCGCGCCGCGCGGTTCGCCGCCTGCCCGCGTGTCGGGGTGGCTGGCCGCGTCGTTTCAGATCGACCGGGCCGCGCCCGGTGGCGACTCAGCGTCCGCGCTCGCCGGCCCGACCGCCATCTACTCACGGTTGCAGGAACTCGGCGGCGGGATCACCAAAGACCCGGGGTTTATGCACTGGGTTGACTACGGCGGCCCGCAATACCGGCATTTCGTCTATGTCGGCCCGCACCCCTACATGCGGCCCGGGGTCGAGGCAGTGATCGCCGACGGGTCCTTGCGCGCTGCCGCCGCCGAGGCGTTCGCCGCGGCCACCGGCCAGTAGGCACGACGGCGGGGAGGTCCGGTGGCCGATTACCTTCCCCCCGTCATTCAGGAATTCATCGCCCGGGTCGCCGAATACGTCACCCCGGTACTAGAAGCCACGCGGGCGGTCTCCGACTTCGCCGACGAGAACCGGACCGCGGCGCTCGCCGTCGAGGCGATGGGCCTGGCAGCCGGAGGCGTAGCACAAGGCCTTGACGAAGAGGCCAGGGCCGCCGGGGACGCGCGCACCAGCCTTGAAGAAGCCGGGATCGCGGCGTCCAGCCTGTCCAGGCGGTTCACCGGCCTGATCGGCAAAAGCGCAGCGCTGGTCACGGCACTGAAAGCCCTGGACCTTGAGCTAGACGCAAAAAAGGCGGCGCTCGCTGACGTGGGGGGCAGCGCCGCCGTCCTGGCAGCCGCAATGCGGGTGCTCGGCGACCGGACAGGCGCCGCCGACCGGGCTGCGGCCAGCGCCGGCAACAGGTGGCGGCTGTGGGGCACCGGGATCCGGCTGACCGGCGCGGCGATCCACTGGCTGATCGCCGGGTTCGCCGAACTGATGGCCGTCGTCATTCCTGCCACCGTCGCGGCGGGGGCGTGGGCAGCGGCGTGGCTGCAAGGCACCATGAACGTCGCCCGGCATCTCAACGCCGTGTACATAGCCACCGAGGCCATGGCCAACATGGGGGCCAAGACCGCCGGCCAGGTGCTCGGCCTGGGGAACGCGCTGCAAAAGGCGCAGGATGCCGCGAACCCGAACGTCTACCAGGCGCTCGGCGGCGCGATCAACATCGTCCGGGAGCATTTCAGCGGCCTCGCCGAAACCGGCCGCCAGGTCGGCCTGGTCTTCGACCGGTTCGTGGCAAGGCTCGTCTACGACATGTCCGCCGCCGGCGGCGCCGGCGGCAAACTCGACCACGTCCTGTCAGCGATGATCCCCGACCTTGTCGGGCTCGGGCGAGTTTTCGGGAACCTCGGCCACGCTCTGCTGAACTTCGCGTCCGCGATGCCCGGCCTCGCCGAAGTGCTGCTCGGGATCGTCGCCGGCATCACGAAGCTGATCGAGGTCGCTTCCAACCTGCCGGCGCCGCTGATCACCGCGATCTTCGCGTTCGAGGAGTTCAACCGCTGGGGCGGGCTGCTGGTCAACATCCTCGGCCGGATGGGCATCGGCATGGACGCCCTGCAAGGCCGGATGTTCAGCCTCGCACGGGGCCGCAGCGTCTTCATGAACCTGTTCAACGCCATTCCGCGGCTGGTCGGCGCGGCCGGGGTAGCCATCGGCACGCTGGTCGGCAGGCTTGCCGGCATTGTCCCCGCCGCCGGAAATGCCGGCGCGGCAATCGTCAGGTTCGGTGCGCAGGCCGAAGAGTCTGCGGCAGGCCTGGGATTCCTGCAGGCTGCGGCGGTCACGTTCGGCGCCATAGCGCTCGGGTTCCTGATCTACAAACTCGCCACCGCGAGGACAGCCGCGCAGCGGCTCGGCGACGCGATGCAGCAGACCGTGGAAAAGGCAAGCAATTTTTCGATCCTCCGCGACGTCGGCGCCAACCTGAGCATCCTGGCGCAGAAAACCGCGCAGGCGACCGCCGAAATGCGCAAGAACGCCGCAGGCGCCGTTTACGCGGGCGGGGTGGAAGGCCGGCTTACGAACACGGTCACCCAGTCGCAGTTCGCCTACCAGTACGCCGCCAAGGCGGTCGCCGATTACAGCGCAGCGCAGGTTCAGCAGATCGGCGACGCCGCGCAGACCGTCAAGGGCGCGCAGCAGATCGCGTCGGCCTATCACATTTCCATTCCCGCGGCGATGGCGCTCGCCCAGACCGCCGGGGTGAACCTGACCCATGCGCTGAAAACCCAGTCCGGGGCGTGGAACGCCCTCGGGCTGCAGGTCAAGGACCAGGTCGCCGGTTTCCAGGCGATGGGCCAGTCCGGGGGCGTCGTCGGCCGCGACATGCTCGCCGTCGCCATCCAGTCAGGGCTGGCCGCGTCGAAGGTCGCGCAGCTGAACCAGGCGTGGGACGAGTTCATGGCCAACATTACCGGGGGCACCAACGCCCTCGGCGGCCTCGAAACCAGCCTGCAGAACATCGGGCAGGTCGCGGCCAGGCAGTCGAACAACCTGGACCGCTCCACCAAGACGATGAGCCTGTCCACGAAGCAGTTCGCGAACTCGCTGACCCATTACACCGGCACCGGCGCGCAGGCATGGCAGAACTTCGACCAGGTCATCGGCTCCACCATGCCGCAGCTGGCTGACTGGCTGCGGACCGCCGGCGCCGAAGGCGCCATCACGTCGAAAAAATTCAACCAGGCCATTCTCGACATGTCGTCGCAGCTGATCCCGTTCGCGAAGAAAAGCAGGACCGCCCAGGCCGAGCTGGTGGCGTTCGCGCAAAGCCAGGGCCTGAACATCAAGACATTCCCTGAACTGGAGAAAGCGGTTAAGGCCGCCCACGGGAACGTCGCAGACCTAGGGAAGATCGTCGGCGCGACGACGGTCAAGATGGGCAACATGGGCCAGGTTGCCCAGAACCTCGGGAACGTGATGAATTCGGCCTTGTCGTCAGCTATTTCCACGGCGTCGCTGAAAGCAGCCGGGTTTTACAAGGCCACGAACAACCTGACGACGGCGCTGCAGGATTACGGTGCGCATTCGCCGCAGGCCGAAGCCGCAGCCCGGGCGGTCACCGCCGCGTGGAACCGGGCCCAGGCCATGGCAGCCACGGTTGCCCGGAAAGCCCGCGACGCGCAGGCCGCGATTGACGCCATGCACGGCAAGAACATCGACATCACCACCTACTACAGGCAAGTCGGACGGGGCACCGGGATCGGCGCGCCCGGCGGCGGGCCCGGCAGCCACAGCCTCGGCGTCAGCGGCACGATGCAGGCAGCCGCCGGCGGCAACGTGACCGTGCACGTGCACGGCTCGGTGGTCGCTACCCAGGACATCGCACGGGCCGTCCAAAGCGGGCTGAACCGCAAGACGATCCGCAACGGGTCCACCCAGGCGTTCATCCCCGGGCGCCTGCACTAGGAGGGATTGGCGTTACGAGCGGCGAAACTCTGCCGTGCGTGACTCTTGATCACGACGTCTAGCCTCTCTACCTGCGGATTCGCCCCGGAAGTCAGATTTATATAGTTCTCTCTTTTTGGTAACGAACTATTTGACGCTTCCGAGCCGGGAGGATGAGCCACTTGCCTGAATTCGCTTTTGCCGTCAGGCATGTATGCCACGTAGGCAAGTAGACGCTGGTAGATGACATGGTTACGATGTCACCCCGGCACTGCGGAGGAGGGAGCAGCCCAGATGGACGCCAACACCGGCCTAGCGCTGGAATACCAGGGCAACTATGGGACTGCCAGGGGGGATCTGGACGTCCTTGATCTCGTGAACGATCCCAGCGCTAACGGCGTTTGCCGCGTCCTTCGTCCGCTGCTCCCGGAACAGGGCGACGACCTCGGCATGGTCGAGCTTCGTGCGCTGCTCGATGATGGAGCCGATACGTAGCTCGTCGGCGTCGAGGCCGTCCAAGCGCTCCCGGAGCTGCTTCGCATCGAGCTGGATCTGAGCGGCGGCCGGCTGGAATACGGCAGCGACGCCGTGGAACATGAACGTCGAGTGCTCGCAGGCGTAGCGCTTCTCCCCGGCCAGGAAGATCGCGTTGCCGATGGAGTCGACGTTGCCGACGTTGTGCGTCATCGCGGCGATCAGGGATTCCGTGGTGTGCGCGTTGATCTCCGCCGAGAATGAGACATAGGCCGTCTTCTGCGGATTCCGGGCGCTGGACGCCTGGGTAACTGCCACGGTGATAACTCCTTCTGGACGTCACTCGCTTCCGGGCTGTACCGTGACGGTGCTGTCCTTGTAAGCACGCTGGTCACGGTCGCGCCCTCGGCGGGGATCGGACCCGCGACGCGCCGGTTAACAGCCGGCTGCTCTGCCGTTGGGCTACGAGGGCAATGCCGGAAGGAGCGGGTGACCGCCCGCTCATTCCTTACGGTTGATCCTGCGGGTCCCGGCGCCTTGGTCGGCACTGGGACCCGCAGGTGCCGGTGATCACGTTATCCCCCTGTCGTTTCGCTGGACCCTCCTAGCCAGCGACCGCAACCACCGTGACCTCAGCACCGCCATGCCATCTGGCCGACGAACAGGGGGGTGGCGGGCCTGAGTAACACGATACCGCCGGACAACGTCGCCTCCGGGGACACCGGGCACATCGCAGCCCACAACAACATGTCCGACCTGTTCACCAACGCCGTGACCCGCTACAACATCCTGAATACGGCCTGGTCCGGGGGCGCGGACCCGACCGGGGCAGCGGATTCCACGGCGGCGATCAACGCAGCGCTGGCCGCCGCGCCTGCGGGGACCGTGGTGACCGGCCCGGCCGGGACATATAAGACGACCGCGCCGATAGTCGTGCCGAATTTCGTCGGGTTTCAGCTCAGGCCGATGCGGGCGATGGGCATCCCGATCGGGAACTACGGCATCGGCGGCCTGGCGCTGAACGGCGGCATCCTCAAGCCCTCATCGTCGTTTTCCGGCGCGGCCGTTGTCTCGATGATCGGCTCGGCGTCGCAGGGCGGCGGGCAGGACATCCGCGGCGTCACCATCGACGGCACTTCCCTGCCTGCCGGATCGGTGCACGGCATTTACGGGCATGGCGGCATCGGCGGGGTGACGCTCCGCGACAACCTCGTCTACCACGTCACAGGTAACGGGCTGCACTGCGACAGCGACGGCACCAGCCAGCCGGATTTCTGGCATGTGATGGCATGCAAATTCTCCGGGAGTGGCGGCAAGGGCGTCAGCATCAGCGGCCTGGCTGACACGTGGTTCACCGACTGCGAGGCCACCGGAAATACCGGCGACGGCTGGAATATCACCAACGGGAACAACTGCCGGTATACGGCCTGCAAAGGCGAGGGCAGCACCGCGGGGTTCGGCTGGAACCTGACCGGCGCGTCCGGGTACACGGGATTCATCGAATTCAGTAACTGCACCTCGGAACTGAACTCGTCGGGTGGATGGCAGCTGACCGGCACCGGCACCGGCACCTATTACCTGAATTTCTGTCACGCGAAAGAAACCCCGGCGTGGACGTACACAGGCACGAACAATGTCCGGTCCCCGGCCGCCTACGTCACGTCGACGTCGGCGCCGACGCTCAGCTGAGCGGGCGGCGAGCCGCAGTGCGGGGTGAGGCGTGACCAGCGGCTACACCGACACCTACAGCGACATCTACGCCGGCGGCACTCCTGCCATCACGGTTGCCGGCTCGGCGTCGTTCGCGGTGCCCGCCACCACCGCGCAGCCGCCGCCCGCCACCCTGTCACTGCCCGTCGCCGTCACTAACACGGCAGGCAACTGGATGGTCGCGGTCATCGCCTGGCGGGACCTGACCACCGGGCAGGCGGCCTCGCCGACGTTCACCGTCGCCGACGACGCGCACAACTGGTGGGAACCGCTGGTACCCGGGTCGTCGACGAGCAGCGCCACGGGCGGCACTCGCTGCTCGATCTGGGTCGCGCCCGCGGCGAAAGCCGCCAAAAGCGTCTATGTTGCGCCGACCGGGTTCAGCATGGCGTACGCGGCCACGATCTACGACGTCGGCGGCATGCAGCCCTGGGTGTCAACGTCTGCGGTGACCGCAGTCGCCAACGCGGGCACCACCATCACGGGAACTCTCGCCCCCGGCGCATCGGCGGTCATTTTCACAGTGTCCGGGTCCGACAACCTGTCCGACACGGTAAGCCTCACCGGCAGTGGCTGGTCACCGGTGACCTCGGTCACGGCGAGCAACGGCACCGACCACACCGCTGACATCAACTGCGCGTCGGCCTGGCAGGTCGCCAGCAGTTCGGTGACCGCGACATGGAACTCGACCGGGGCCCTCAACTTCTCCGAAGCGGTCGGCGCCGCGCTGGTAGCCGCGAACCCGCTCACGCCCGCGTCGCCGCACTGGCCGGTCACGATCCTCGAATGCGCGCCCGGCGGCGGGGTGCAGACCCCGCCCGATCAGTTGTCATGGACGCCGATGACCGCCCAGTACATGCGGTTCGACTTCACCCAGGGCCGGCAATACGAAACCGCGCAACTGTCAACAGGCGAGGGCACGCTGCTGCTGGACAACCCGGCCGGCGCGCTGATCCCGCCCGGCACCGGGGCGTTCTCCGGGATCACCGTCGGCACCCCGGTCCGGTTGCGGACCGCGTGGCAGGGCGGCTCGTGGCAGGTGTCTTTCCACGGCGACGGGACGACAGCCGGCCCGCAGATCGACACCGGGCAGATTTTCGCCGTCAGCCCCGGCGCGACGTACAGCGTGTCAGCGTGGCTGGCCTGCTCGCCCGCCTACGCGTCCGGGGTGACGCTGCAACTCAAATGGCACACCAGCGGCGGCACCCTCATCTCGACCGTGACCTCAGCGGCCGTGACCACGCAGACCGCGGCGCTGGCCACCGCAGCCGGTGTGGCACCGGGCACCGCGGCACTGGCCAACGTCATCATCGGCGCGGCCGGGACCCCGCCGGCCGCCACCACGTTCTACGCGGCCGCCGCCCAGGGTACCCCGGCGGTGAGCGGCTACCTGACGATCCCGGCCGGCGTCTCGTGGGCAGCCGAAAACGGGGCCACCCGGGCCGCGCTCGGCTCCTGGCAGCCCGACCCGAACGGGCCACCCGACGTGACGCCCTGGTACCTGCCGTTCTCCGGGTTCATCGAGCGGCTGCCGCAAGGCTGGGACGACCAGTACCGCGGTGTCACCGAGGCGTCGGTCACCGACGCATGGTTCGGCGCCAACTACGTACCGCAGCCCATCCTGATCACCGAGATCCTCAACGATCAGCCGTACGCGTACTGGCCGTGCACGGACCAGGCCGGGGCCTCGGTGGCGTCGAACCTCGCACCGGGAAACAGCAGCACGCTGAACGTCACCCAATCCAAATACGGCGCGGGCGGCGCGACGGAAACCTTCGGGCAGAACGGCAGCGCGCTGCTCGGCGCCCAGTCCACCACCCTGATCACCACCGGATTCCGGATCACGCACGAAGGCGGCATGTGGGGGCAGGCACTCGCCGGAGGAACCCCGACTGGCACCCAGCTTGACCAGGGGTACGCGCTCACCTGCACCGACACCAGCTTCCCGGCGGTCAGCGCCGGGGTCACCATCGAAGGCTGGTGGCAGGTCGACGTCATCAACAACAACACGAACAACTCGGCGCTGCTGTGGGCGGTCAACTACGCCCAGACCGTGCCGAGCCTTGCCACGCCCGGCTTCCTGTACCTGCAGGCCAATGGCAGCGGCGGCGGCCCGGCCGCCAGCCTTGAACTCGACTACGTTGACGCCGCCGGGACATTTCACGGCGCCAACATCGTTGCCAGCAGCCTGGCAACCGGGGTCCACCACGTAGCGGTCGCTTTCACGCAGGCTGCCTACACCGTCTACGTTAACGGCGTTTCCTCCGCATCCGGGTCGTTCGCCGGCGGCGGCCTGAAATCAGGCCGGTTCACCACCCTTGTCGTCTCCGGGGCGAACGTCCTGAACACCACCGTCACCATCCCCGGATTCGGCGGATCCACCGGCCACATCGCCGTTCATTCCCGCCTGCTGCCGCAGCCCCGGATCCTCACCCACTACCAGGCCGGGATCACCGCGCTGGCCGGCGAGCCGGCGCACTACCGGATCGAGCGGATCCTCGACGCAGGCAACGCCACCGGCCGCCGTCTCATCATGGCCGAAACCGGGAACTCGGTCACCGCGGTCACGTCCTGCCAGGACATCCCCGGCCAGCCCGCCTCCGCGTCGGTCAACAACATCGTCGGGGACCTGCTGCCCGGCATCTTCGCGATCACCCCGAACGGCGACATGTTCCTGCTCGCCCGCCAGCAGGCCTGGGACCAGCCGGTCCCGTGGACACTCGGCGACAGCGTCGCGGCGGGCGAGATCCCGTACGAGAACGGCATCGCGTTCGACTACGACCCGTCCCGGGTGCAGAACCAGATCCAGCTCACCCAGCTCGACAACCAGGACACCATCGGCCCGTCCGACATCGCCGCCGAGAACGCCTCCCAGGCGCAGATCGGCACCATCTCCAACCTGGCCACCGGGTACCTCGAAGGCGACGCCCTGTCAGCGCTCACCGCCGGGCCCGGTTTGTATGACCTGGCGAACTGGCTGGCCACCACCTACGGCCAGCCGGCGCTGCGGCTCACCCAGGTCACCGTCAACGCCGCCTCCCAGCCGGCGGCGTGGCCGTTCGTGCTCGGCGCCTCCGCAACCGACATGGCCACCGTGAACCGCCGTCAGTTCGGCGGCAGCCCGCTGATTTCCGTCACCGGCCGGATCACCCAGGTGCAGCGCAGCTTCCAGTTCTCCGAAGCCGGGTTCACCGGGACACTGCAATGCATCGTCGACTCGGCACCCGAGGAGAACGCGCTGACCGCCGACGACCCGGCTCGCGGGCAACTGACCGGAAGCAACGTCCTGGCGTGGTAGGAACCGGCAGGGGGCTGGCCTGACATGCCCCTGCCGGTCCTGCCCGCCCCGGTCACCTGGTCAGCGGGCGTCATCCCCGCGCCGCAGCTGCGCGCCGACGTGTCCGACTGCGTGGCGCTGCTCAGGTCACGGCCCATGTTCGTCGGCCAGCAGACCACCGGCCAGTCCATTGCCACGTCGGCGGAGACCGCGGTCACCCTGGACGCCGAGCTTTTCGACAACTGGAACGGCCACCAGGTCAGCACCGCCTCCTCCAAGTATTTCGGCATGTTCGCAGGCTGGTACCTCGCCGAAGGGTCCGTGCCGCTGAGTTTCACCGGCGGCACCAACACGATGAGCGCCCTGATAGGCGGCGTGCAGAATGCCGGCACGGCAACGAACTTCGGCGGTCAGCGGCTCGCCAACGACTCCGGCCGGCAGACCGTGGCCACCGCCGCGAAACTGATGAAAATGCAGCAGGTCGGCACCTTCAACGGCGCCGGCAACGACTACGTGCAGCTGATCGCATACCAGGGGACCGGGTCTAGCCAGACCCTGTCCAGCGACGCCACCAAATTCCCGTACCTGCACGTCCGGTGGGTGTCGGCCCTGTCGGGCACGCAACCCCTCGCAGTGCCCGCCAACCCCGCCTGGCCGCCGCCGCCGTCCTATATCACCAGCAGTTTCCTGAACGCGAACATCCGGGACACGATCAGGTTCCTGGTCTACCCGCCGGTTTTCGAATGCGCGCAGAACTCGGCGCAGAGCCTTGCCTCGGCCACCAGCGTCCCCGCGACCGGCACGACGATCACCATGGGCTCCGGGGTCGTCGTCGACAACTACGGCGCCTACAGCACCAGCACCAGCACCTGGACCGCGCCGGTGGCCGGCGTCTACTACTGCTACGGCGTCGTCGGGCTCACCGTCGGCGCCAACACCGTGTCGATGGGCGCCGGCCTGACGGTCAGCAGCGCGAACTACAACAACGGGACGGCGTTCACGATCTGGGGCGGCACGATGAACACCCTCGCGTCCGCGGTCCAGGCCAATAACGTGCGCCGGCGGCTGCGGCTCAACGCCGGGGACACTATCAAACTCGCCGGTTTCCAGCGTGACAGCACGTCGGCGGCCGCGACAGTCAACAACTCCGGTGACTGGCAGCCGAGGCTGATCATCGTCTGGGAAGCCGCCTGACATGCCGTTCGGCACCCCTTACCTGCTCGGCTCCGGCACCCCGGCCGCCACTGCGGCCATCATCGTCACAGTCACCACGGCGTCGCTGGCCGGGGACATCATCAGCGTCCACATCGGCCAGTCATCCGGGTCCGGGGAAACCGTAGCCTCGGTCACCGACAGCGCCGGGAACAGTTACGGCCCGATCACCAGCCAGTCCACGCCGCAGCCGGCGGCGTTCTGGCAGGCATCCACCGGGACCGCGCTGCCCGCCGGCGGCACGGTCACGGTCACGTTCACCGGGGCGGCGTCCACGAAGCTGATTGCCGTCACCGGCGTGCCCGGCGGGGCGCTGCTCGACCAGGTCAACCCGGCTGGCGGCACTTCGGCCACGCCGTCCGTGTCCACCCCGGCGGCGATGGCAGCCGTTCCCGAAATCGCGCTGGCAACGTTCTGCAGCGCGAACGGGGGCGGTTCGCCGGCGCTGGCCGCCGGCTGGACGTCGCTGGCCCTGGTGCACACCGGGACCACGCCGTACCTGCAAGTGGCGTGGAAGAAGACTGTCAGCCAGGCCGTGATCACCGCATCGGAGACGATCACCAGCGCGGCCTGGGGCGCGCTGATCACCACTATTGTCCCGGCGACCCTGCCGCCGCCGCAGATCCCCGTCTTCCCGGCCGGGTTCGGGCCGCTGCCCGCCGACTTCAACAACTGGGTCCAGGCGACCCTCGGGTTCTGCACCGCGGGACTGCTCCTGCGCGCCGAACAGCAAGCAGGCGGCGGGCAGGCCATCACCGCCAGCACCTTTACGTCGATCACGTATGACACGGTCCTCGAAGACCCCTACCAGGGCTGGGACCCGGTCAACCACAAGTACGTGGTGCCGTACACCGGCTGGTACGAGATCACCATGGGCTACAGCATCGTCTCAGCTAGCGCGACCATCGAGGCCGTGCCGATCATAAGCGGCACCACCCGGTATGAGTTGTCCGAACTGACCTGCGTGTCGAACACTCTGGGCGGGGCCGGCGCGTCCCTGGTCGTGCCGCTGATCGGCGGCATTGATTCCGTCCGGGGGCAGGCGTGGTCCTCGGCGAACGTGACAACAGACACCACCGCCGCCGGCCGGTTCCCGTGGCTGGAAGTCACTTACATCTCCCAGTAGCCGCAGCCCGGCAGGAGGCGAACTCCGGTTGAAATGGCTGACGCGTGCCTCCTACCCGATGGTGGCAGGGAAACTCAACCTGTCCGTCATGTCGGCCGCGTTCACCATCTTCGGCCTGTCCCTCATCTTCCAGGCGCACCGCTGGGGTTCCACCCCGGCATACCATGTCCTGCTGCTCATCTTCCGGGCGCAGGCATGGGGTGCGCTGTTCCTGCTGTCCGGGCTCGCCATGGGCCTGGCCGTATGGCAGTTCGAGCGGCGCCCGGTGGTCGTCGCATCGCTGACGCTGGCGTTCTGCCTGACCACCGGCTGGATGCTGGCCTTCATCGTCCGCTACCTGACCAGCCCTAACACCACCCCGGAAACCTGGGTCTCGTGGGCAGTGTTCGAATTCCTCCTGCTAAAAGTGTCGATAAGCATTGACCGGATCCCGGACGCTGTTCCCCCGGCAGAGGAGGCTTACGCGCGGCCGGCAGGCCAGCCCGCGCAACCCCCGGACGGGCAGTGACCGTCATGGCGGCCGGCGGCGGCCCGGACGCCGTCACCCTGGTCACGGGCATCGTCCTGGCGCTCGCCGCGATCGTCTCGTCGCTGACACCGCTGGTCCTGGCCCGCCGCCGCGCCCGCAAGGAGGCCATCGCCGCGTCCGCAGCGGCCGCGGTGAACAGCAGCGACCTCACCCTGGCCAGCTGGACGGCGCTGAACGCGGCCCTGCAGAAGGAAATCTCGCGGCTGCAGAGCGTCATCGACCGGATGCAGTCGCGTATCGACCTGCTCGAATCGGAGATCAAGGAACTGCAGAAACTGGCCATGGGGGCCCGTAAGGATTCCCGCGGTGCCTGATCTTGCGTTCGTTTTCCTGCTCGTGTCCTGCCTGTCCCTGGTTTTCCAGTTGCTGGCGTTCATCCGCCTGGCCGCCCGGCGGGCGCGGACGCCGGCAGAGGAACTTGTCGGCGGCGGGTACCTGCGCACCGTTGCCTGCCGTGTCCTCGCGGCAACGATTTACGTGGTCGTGGCCGCGATCCAGTTCGCCGGAGCCGGGACGCTGTCCGCCGAGGCCCTGATCGTCTTCACGTCGGTGCAGGTCATCTGGCAGGTGAATTCAGTGCTTGACATACGGATCCGCCGCAGCCTGAGCCAGGGGCCGCCAGATGGCCGCTGACGAAACCCGGCAGCTGGCCAGCATTGCCGCAGTCGCCGAGGACCTGGACAAACTGCTGGACAGGCTGTTCGAGAACGTCGCCGAGCTGAAAACCATTCTCGCTCGCGCTGGGTCCGGGAAGGAACAGGAGGGCGGTAAGTGAGCGAGAGCGAGCCACGCCCCTGGCCGCAACTCGGCGAGACAGGCGAGTCGCTGGCACCCGCCGGGGATGCCGTCTCTGCCGCCGAGGGCCTCACCGGCGCGCTGGGGCAGATGCGGGACGAGTTCCAGAGCATGCGCGGTGAGCTGACGGCCACCCGCCAGGCCAGCGAGGAACGCGACGCGAACCTGCGCAAGGGTGCTCGCCGCACCCGGAAAATGATCATCGGGCTGGTGCTGTCGCTGATCCTCGACGTGACGCTGACCGTCGTGGTCAGCGTGATCGTCGCCCAGCAGCACAGCGCCCAGGTCGCGGCATGCCGGATAGGCAACCAGGCCCGGACGCAGCAGATCCAGCTGTGGACCCACCTGGTCGCCATTTCGAAGGCGCCCCCGGGCGAGACCGCGGCGCAGCGCCGGGCCCGGGAGGAAACCATCACCGGGTTCCTTGACTACGTGAAGCGCTCGTTCGCGCCGCGTAACTGCAGCCGTATCTACCGGCTGCCGTAGGCGGCTCACCGGCCCGCCCGCCCGGCCCCGCCACCCGGCGGGGCCTTTCGCTTGCCAGATTCGGGAGGTCGTCTCCTTGTTCGCAGTTCTCGCAGTGGTCGCATTCGCGATCGCATTTATTTTGCGCGTCGTCGCGCACAACGACGCCCGCATCGTCACCGACGCCCTGATCCTCGGCTTCCTGCTCATCGCCGCGCACCTGGCCTGGGGCGTCTCGGTGCCGTGGCGACGGCCGCCGGCCTGACATCCCTGTCCGCACCCCCCCGGAAGGGGCAGCTTTGGCAACCCCGGAAATTACCAGGCCCGAGGCGCTGCGGCTGGCCGTCCAGCTGCACGCATCGCAGGACCACGGTTTCCCGTTCGACCGCCGCTCGATCACCGAGCGGGTCATCGAGACCGCCGGCCAGTTCTCTGCCTGGCTGCTCGCCGCCCCGGCCCGGCTCGTGCTCCGGGCCGCTCCTTTCACCTTCGAGCAGGGGCCGCCCGGTCCCGGCACGCCCACCAGGCATCACCAAACAGGAGGAACAGTGTCCGTAACGATGACCGACAGCCAGCAGGTCACTTACACCGTCGAGCCGGAAGACAGCAAGGGCTTCGCTGTCTCCGACACCATCACATGGTCATCCGACGACGCCGGCGCCGTGCTGACCGTCACGGTGTCCGACGACGGCCTGTCGGCGACGTTCGCGGCCGTGGCACCGGGCACGGCCACCATCTCGGCGACCGACGGCACCCTGTCCGCGTCGGACCTGATCACGGTCACGGCCGGCGGCGTCGCGTCGCTGGTGCTCACGCCAGGCACCCCGGCAGACGAGCCCGCTGCCTGACCCAGGCGTGAAACGTGGTGTCCCGGCCCGCGGCAGCCTCCCTTGTCGCGGGCCGGGACACCCGCCCGGGGGAGGGCTACTTGACCGTAATGGGCGGCCCGTACATCAGCGCCGGAGCCCGGCACGCGTTCATCCGCGACACCTGCCTGGCCGAATGCCTGGACACCGGCTGCGGCTGGCATGCCAGGGGCACCCCGGGCGCGCTCGCCGGGCAGGCCGGGAGGCACGCCGACCAGGCCGGGCATCTGGTGCAGATCACCCGCACCCATGTCACCGAAGTCCGGCCGCGCCGCTGGGCGGGTGAATGGTGATGCCTTCTGTCGGAGTGGACTTCGACGGCGTGATTCACTGCTACGGCAAAGGCTGGCAGGACGGCAGCATTTACGACGTGCCCGTGGAAGGCGCGTTCGACGCCCTGCGCGAGCTCATGGCCGCATATTCGGTGTTCATTTTCACCACCCGCACCCCGGTCGCGGCGGTAGCCGGGTGGATCACCGCCCAGTCGGGGATCCCGTGCACCACTGAAGGCGGCGAGACCGGGTTCTGGAATACGCGCGGCACGGTCCTGGTCACCGGCCGGAAACTCGCCGCGGTCGCCTACATCGATGACCGGGGGATCCGGTTCCGGTCCTGGCCGCAGGCACTCGGCGACCTTAGCGCTTACGAAGCCGAATACTGGACACGGCCCGCGGCCGAGGCTGAAGCCGCGCCTGGTCACATGAAACGGTTCGTCTGCTACCGGCCGCGGCCGCCGCAGGAATACACCGCGAAAGGGCTGGCCAACCCGCCCGGCGAACCGCAGTTCGAAGGGGTCGTGTTCTCCGACGGGACCTGCAGCGTGCGGTGGCTCACCGCGCAGGCCTCCCATTCGGTATGGGGATCGTGGGCCGACCTCGACCGCGTGCACGGCCACCCCGAATACGGCACCGTCATCAAATGGCTGGACGGTGAACCGTGACCCTGTTCCGGCACAGGCCGCATCCGCGGATCGCGGAGAGACACGCCGAAGGCGCGGTGAAGATCAGCGCGCACCTGCCCCGGCACACCTCGTTTGCCCGGTTCAACACCACGGTCGGCCTGCGGATCACCGCGGCGGTCGGCACCATGATATGCGCCTACATATTCACCGGGATCGCGCTCGTGTCGCTGCCCTCGGCGCTGTCGTCGGGGAACCTGACGGTTATCATTGCGTGGCTGTCATCGAACTTTCTGCAGCTAGTGCTACTGGCCGTCATCGGGTTCGGGCAGAACGCGCAGGCCACCGCCGCCGATGCCCGCGCCGAGGCCACCTACAAGGACGCCGAAGCAGTCCTGCACGAGTGCATGGAACTACAGCGGCACCTCGCCGCCCAGGACGAGATCATCCAGCAGATATATGACCGGGCGGCAGGCACCAGCCTGGCCAGCGAGATCCGCGCAGCTGAAAGGCAAGCGAAACCGCATGGCAGCATCTGACCGGGTCGGCGCCGCCGACCGTGACTACGAGGCCGGGGAAGCGGCACTGGCCGTCGCCGCGTACGCCCGGTCAGCGGACGACGCCCTGCGGCTCCTCGACATTCTCGGCCTGCAGCGCGCCGGGCACCGCTGGGACCTGGCCAGGGTCATGCTGGTGATCCTGGAACGGTTCCGGCACGGCCGCGAATTCAGCGCCAACACGCTACGCGGCTACCTGCCCCGCCGCGCACTGCATCTCATCGCCCCGGCGCTGACCTGGATGCAGCATGATCACCTGATCTGCCCGACGGGCCGGTCCGTGGTGTCCGCGTCACCCGGGGCCCGGCACCGGCGGGTCCGCTGCTATGCCCTGACCCTCGCAGGGGAAAGGGCCAGCCGGGAACTCGCGCCGCTGCCCGGGCAGGATGCCCGGCCGCTGGATAACCTGAACAGGATGTCCGCCTGATGCTCCGCGGCGTCGACGTTTCCAGTTTCCAGGGCCCGCCAGGCGCGTGGAAAGCCGAGGCGGGGCGAATCGACTTCGCCGCGGTCAAGTTCACCGAGCTCAGCGCCAGCGGCAGGTATGTCAACCCTGACGCGGACACCGACTGGGCCTACCTGAAGTCGGCGGGGCTGGGCCGGGTCGCTTACCTGTTCGGCCACCCCGGTGTCTCCTCCGCCGCGTCTGCGGCGTTCTTCGCCGGTGCCGTCGAGGCGGCGGGCCTCGAGGACGGCGACGGCGTCGCGCTGGACCTGGAAGCCGACGACGGGCACCGGCCGCCGGCAGTGGCCGCATGGGGCCTCGAAGTGCTCACCGGCCTGCATTCCCGGCTGCACCGGACCCCGTTGCTGTACACGTTCCTGTCGTTCGCGTGGGCCGGGTGCTGCCAGGGCATGGGCCGCTACCCGCTGTGGATCGCCGACCCGTCCAGCCCGGCCGGGCATCCGCGGGTGCCCGCGCCGTGGAAGACGTGGACCGTGCACCAGTACCAGATCAGCGGCGGGATCGACCGCGACGTCGCCGCGTACCCGGACCTGGCGGCGATGCGGGCCGCGCTCGGCGCCACCGGTCATGCGGCGCCGAGGCCACCGGAACAGCCCCGGCGAGGAGAGGACGACATGGCAGACCTTTACATACCGCTGACCGCTGCCGCCGGGCGGGCCGTGTTCTGCCCGTGGCCGCACGCGGGCCAGGTGAAAGCCAAGCCGCCCTACACCCATGTGACGATGGTTCTCGCCGGTGACGGCGGCGCGCAGGTCACGGTCACGTTCAGCCGCGGCGGCGCCACCGGGCATGAGGTCCGCACGGTCATGCTCGCCTCCGGCACGGCGGTCCCGGTCAACCCGGCCAGCGGGTGGGCCGGGGTTGAGACCGTCACGCTGGCCCGCACGGACGCGGCTGCCAGCGGGGCAGTGGCGAGCGCCGTGGTAACCCGCTGGTAACGGCGGGCTCCTGACGATCAGGGCACCCAGAAGGACACGGTTGCTGCATCAGCGGCGCCCCCGGGTACTTAGCGTTCCGGCGCTAAGTACCCGGGGGCGCCGTTCTTTTGCGTTCAGCCACCGCTGAACGCCGGCACTGGCACGTCCCGCGGCTCTTTCCCGTTCGGGATTGCCACGAGACCGCTGGCCGCGACAATTTCCGGGAACTCGCCCTTGTAACCGCCTTTCGGCCGCATCAGCCGCTCGACTTCCTCGCCAGCCTGGAACGCCCTCCAGGTCCTGGCCAGGAACCACAGCTGCGTCGGCTGGTTCAGCAGTTCGCCGCCCGTGTCGGCCTGCCGGGACAGCCGTGCCCGGAACGCGAGGATCTGGCTGCCGGGGCTGCCGCCGCCGATGCCCTCGCCGTCGACAACCCGTTCCATGAACCATCTGCCCGTTTCGGCGTCACGCATGGTGAACAGCCAGTACGCCGCAGCGAACGCGACCCTGTTCATCTTCACGGGCCGCCGCGGATCCTTGGCGGCATCGCAGGCGAACGCGGCCGCCTCGATCAGCTCCGGATGCGTTTTGATGGTCGCCAGGATCTCCGATGTGGTGGCCTGGGTCTTGGACGAGCCCGCCTTGCCCCGCTCGCCGGGTGATGTTATCTGGACATGCATGAGCTTGGCCACCGCTGCAGTCGTGCCGGGGTTGGCCACGCCCTCCCGCGCGAGCTCGTCGGCGGCCCTGCGGACCGCGTTGGAGTCGATGGTGTACCACGCCAGCGGGTCAGTGCCCCGCACGATCGTGACCCACAAAGGGATACCCGTCTCGGCGATGACCCAGGCGCGGTGCTGCCCGTCATCCATCTCCCCGAGCCAGTTGAATACCCACGTCGAGCCGTTGTACAGGAAGTCGTCGTGCTCGACGTCACGCCGGAGCGCCGCCTCAACCCGGCTTTTCTCCGGCCGGTTGTTGACATTGCAGGCCAGTGCCTGGTTGGCCAGGTCCCGGTCTGCCAGCACCAGTTCGACGGTGACGCCGGGCAGGCCCGGGTGCTCCGCGACGGTGCCGCCGCCGCAGGGAACTGTTGCGATGGAGTCCGGTATTTCCGGGCCGGGCGGCTTATTGCGGGGACGGCCCGCTGAATGCTTCTGCTTCTGATCTGGTGGCTGTTCTTTCGTTTTCGTGGTCATCTGCGGCTTGTCCTCCTGGCATCGGGGATAGGGCACCTTCCCGCTGCCCGGGCAGCGTGCGAACCCCCTGCATGTGGCATGTATGCCCGCATGATACAGATTCGCAGCGCACTGTCGACTGGCAGTAGCCCAGCAGGCAGGCCGGCGACACGGTCAGCAGGGTGCCGGACGGCGCCCGGGCAGAGGTTTCGGCGTGCCCCGCGAGCAGGTCTATGAGGACCACCGCGGCGGGCAGCAGCCGGGATGCGGCGATCGTGCCGGGCACCCCGGCGAGCATCTGCCGGGCGTAGCCTGCGTCGTATTGCAGGACTGCGGCGAACGCTGTCACGGCCGCCGATTCGGCTTCCGGGCAGGCAGCATGCGTACCTGCCCGGTGACGGCGGCGCCTGCGGGGTCTCACCGCCGCGCCTGTCATGCCGTGCCTTTAAGCAGCGCGCCGAACTTGTCGGCGAGGCGCATCTGGTCGGCCCTGGGCAGGGTCCGCTCGACGGCAGCCAGGTGCTGGCGTACCTCTTCGAGGTCACGTTGCAGGTCACCTGACAGCAGGTACCGCATGGCCGCTTCGGCGACCGGGTCCGGCGCGGTCATGCCACGGCCTCCTGCGGTGCCCCGTCCCCGGCAGGCTCGTATAGTTCGCGGTAGTTCCTGGTGATCACCGCGACCACGGGATTGGCGGCCGGTTCATGCTTAGTCTTGCGCCGGGCGCAGTTCGGTTTCCCGTCGGCGCTGACCCATGTCATGCCGGGCGGCCGTTTCGTGTGGATCCGCGCCTGGCAGCGGGAGCATGATGGCTGCGGGAACACCTCGGCGGGCACTTCGTGCGCGGCCAGGGCCCGGGTGAGTGCTTCCATGTCCATGCCCGACGTCGACCTGTAGAACGACTGCGGCAGGTGCACGGCGGCTGGCAGGTCCGCGTACGGCAGGCCCGCGGCGATTGGCGCAGCTGCGAATTCTGCCCGGTGCGGGGTGCATCCGGCCTGTGCCAGGTATTCCAGGTACCCGTCCTCGGGGGCGGCCTGGATGACGGTGCCGGTGGCGGCCAGGCCGCAGCCTGCGGCGGCGCATGACGGGATGCACAGCACCTGCGGGGCGCCGATTTTCAGTTCGTCGCGGATGAGCGCGTTCAGGGCTTCCGGGCCGTCGACGCGGAACGAGTCATCGTGTCCTTCAATCCAGGCGTCCAGGCCTTTGGCGGCCGGGTCGTGCCCGGTGCCTGCCTCGTGGACGATTACTCGCACTGGCATGCTGTTTCCCCCCGGTTTAATCATCGCCGGCTAGCACCCCCGTGTAGCCGTATGCTTCGAGCAGCCGCCCGATGCGCCCGGTGAACTGCGGGCCGGCGCCGATTAGCCTCGCGACTTTCAATGATGCTTCCTGTAGCCGCGCCGTGGCAAGGTCTTCTGTGCTGCCGGGTTGCTCGGATGCGGCACATTCCTGCAGAATTGCCGCAAGTGCCTCGTCGTCGGCGGCCAGTATGTGTGCTATGTCGCCGACGTTGCCGTCGACCCACTGCGACAAGCGCGTACTCGTGTCCATTGGCCCCCCCCGGGGCGTTCCGGTGACTTTCACGGTCGCTCATGGGCCACCGTAATGACATCAAAGGTAGCGCGGAACGGGCAGAGGCGGCCGGGTTTCCTGACCTGGCCGCCTCGGTTCGCCGTCGCGGTTGTCCGCGCCCCCGAGGCGGGCACAGTCGCTTCGGTGTCCTCGGTGGCGTCCGGGTGCGGACGGGGCTGGCCGCCCCCACGGCCAGCCCCGAACCTGCCCCCCCGGATCATTGGTCTCAGCCGGATTATCTCGTTTCCCCCACCCCGGCCGAGACCAGATTCCTCAGATCAGCCCAGCAGGCTCACCGGGCTGTCCTCAGCGTCCCAGGACTGGCGGTTGATGGTCTGCGGGTCATGGATGGTCACCCGCGCGTCCTCGCCGTTGCCCTGAAGGGCGTCGTGCCCCGCGGGACTCGTCACGTCCGGCACCAGGCTCAGTCCCCAGACGCCATCACTATCGGGATTCGGCTGGGTGTTGACCACGGAAGCCGCGATGAAATTCTGGTTGGCGTTCAGGGCGCAGTGCCGCAGCCGGACGCCCTTCAGCGCCGTATTGCTCAGGCAGACATCCGTGCTGGTGGACCCGAACGGCGTCTTCCGGAGCTGGAAAACTTCATCATTGCCGTAAGTGGCAACGTCCTGCGAGGTGATCCCGTACGGGTTCACGCCCTCATTGAACAGGGCCCCGACCGTGCCGTGGAAGATGAATTCCCAGTCCTGCCGGGGCGACGTGCCATCCTTCACCCTGGTCCAGACCCTGGCATTCCGGAACGTGCCAGCGTCCAGTGCCAGCTCGTCATTGGCGACGTTGTCGGTGCTGTTGAGCACGTCCGGGGTGACGCAGTTCAGCGCGGCGCGGCACTGCGCGGTCGTGTTCTTGGTGGTCTGCGGGGGCGTCGACGCGCCTGCGGCGCCTGCGCCGAGCGCGACGATCGACGCTACGGCGGCTGCGCCGGCGAGCGTGCGGATGATATTCCTCATTCTGTTACTTCTCCTCCTGGTGCGGGGGGTGGCTTCCGGGGACCGTTTCCCCGGTCTGCCAGTCGAAAAATTGACGTACCTCGGATTCCTTGTACCGCCGGTGCCCGCCAGGCGTGCGGATCGACGACAGCTTTCCCGCCTTCGCCCACCGGGTCACCGTTTTCGGGTCGACGCGAAGCATCGCGGCAACCTCAGACGGCGTAAGGAGCGCTTCTTCGATGTGCGGGCGTGTCGCCATCCCCCCGGTCCTCCCTGGTCGTGCCCGCACAATCCACGGCTACGTTCTGTAACCGGCTACGTGCGGAGTCTAGCCTTTCACGTTCGGTAACGCCCGTGCTGCTGGCATCCCGGTTTCCGCTGGCAGGTGCCCCTGACAGCCACCGGGTACTCTCCGCATGATTCCTTAGACGCGACCGGGTTGCTGCCGGTTTACGCAGCCTGGCGGATATGTTCTGCCACCATGCCGCGCTTACGTCACAATCACCATATACGCAGAGTAATTACCCGTCCGGGCCGGTGCCGGTCGTCTCGCCTGTAACGGCTTAATCAGCGGGGAAGCTGCACCACACCCGAACGTGCGTCACCATAGTGCGAAGGAACGCGAAGGGTCAAGAGCTTCGCGCAGGTCATCTAAGATCACCAAAACAGGGGGGGGCACATGGACACCGTCGAGGCGCCATTCACCGCCGACCAGGCCGCCAGCATCCGCGGCTACCAGCAATCAGGAGTCCTGCGCCCGTTCGCCTGCGCCCGGGACGACTGCCCGGCGCACACCTGGCGTGGGCGCTCCTGGCTGCTGTGCGACGAAGACGGCCTGTTCTGCCCGGCCCCCGGCTGCGGCTACCGCCAAGCGTGGGCACTGGCTTTCATGGCCGACTGGGCCTGGCAGGGCATGCGGCGCGCCGGACGCGACCGGCGGCGTGTCCGGCGGCTCATGCGCGGTGCCTGGGGCAAGGCACGCCGCGTCCAGGCCCCGTACTAGCCTCGGCTCGCATGAACGCCTGCAACGGCGGGCGGGCAGGCACGCGCTGGACTACCAGGAACCGCATTGAAGCCTGTGGCAACTTTGCGCTCTACGACGTGCACGCCGGCCGCGAGCACGAGCACGTCGAAACGTGCCATCTGTGCGCCGGGTGCATGGACAAGGCGCTAGCCACCCTCGCCGTCGGCTTCCTGCGGTGTAGCTGGTGTGATCACTTCTGCCGGCTGCTCGTCCGGCACCAGCCCATCGAGGAACGCGGCAACGGCGGCGGCCTGGACTTCCCACAGTTTCACCGTTCCGGGCAGTAGCCGCAGCCCGGCGCCGAGCCGGTCCATGGCCGCCCGGACGTCCTGGTGTGCCCGGTAACCAGACCCCGCGGTGGCGTGGCCGTCGCCGCGATGCGCCCGCCGCCACGCCATGCCGAGCCCGGCAGCCCGTCCCGGCGCGGCCGGGACCGTGGCCAGTGCCGCGCTAACGTAATGGCCGACGGCCAGGCCCTTGCCGCCTGGCCGCTGCCGGTCGGCGGCCCACCTGGCTTTCAGTGCCATGGCCAGCGCGGCGGGCAGCCGGACCCCCAGTTGCCCCCACTCTTCCGGTGAGTCCTGGGCCGAGTTCCGGGCAGCCATGACCTGCTCCCATGCGTCCCCGGCAGGCGCAACGTCAGCGGATGTTACGCGGCGGCTTTTACGGGCCGGCGCCTTGCGCGCGATGGCCCGGTCGTCGGCACGGTCGCCGCGGGCTTCGTCGGCGGCCCGCCGGTTCTGCCGGAATTTGTCAGCGACGCGGGCAGCGGCCGCGGCTGGAGTCGCTTCGGGAACGGCGGTCAGCAGCGCCGGGCTGTCGGCGGCGTCTTCTGGCTTGGCGGCGGCGACGTAGGCCTCCAGCCCGCGCCGGGCCGGGCTCATCCTGCCGCCATCGGCGTCGCGAGGGCACCCGTTTCGGCGTCTCCGAACAGGCCGGGCCGCAGCTGCCCGATTTCCGTCAGGACTGCGCGGAGTTCCTGGCGTGCTAGGTCCGCGACATCGCCCGGGTACTCGGAGATGGGGATGCCGTCACGGATGGCGTGCTGGTGCACCGCCCGGCGGGTAATCATCGGCTCGAAGACCTGGATTGCCTTTCGGGCCAGGAACAGCCGCGCTTCCAGTTCCACCCGGGACGCCCCGGCCGGGAGCCCGTTCAGCAACACTCGCGGACGGCAGCCATGCCCGGTGACGTAGTCGACGGTCTCCACGGTTTCCGTTGCCGACAGCACCGTCATGTCGGATGGGATCACTGCCATGTCGGAGTATTCCAGCACCTTGGCAAGAACCTCGTTGGTTGTGATGTTACCGGGAGTGTCCACGATGATGAGCCCGAACCCTTCAACGTCGCCGATCCGGGCGAGTACGCCCGGGTCAAGTTCGGCGACGAACTCGTAGCCGGGGTTCCGCAGCGCGGTGCTGGCCTTGACGGCGCTTGATTGCGGGTCGGTGTCTACGACCAGGGTCCGGATGCCGTGCTTGCCGGCCGTGGCGGCGAGCCCGAGTACGTCTGTCGTCTTGCCTACGCCGCCCTTCCCGTTGCCGACTGCCACAATGAGCGGGCGAGGCGGCCAGTCGGGGTCTGTCAGCGGGTCCCCTCGCCTGCCTGGCCGCCTGTGCATGTCGGTTGTCATGGCGCCGGATGCTATACCAGGCAGTCTGCCGGGCGGAAGCCCTCCCGGTGCTATGGGCGTGTCACTTTCCGTTCTGCTCGTCTGCCTGCCGCGCGGGCGCACGAGCGCTTCCGCCGTTTGCCTGCTACCTGCCTTGCCCTGCTGTCGGCCGACTCGGCGGACCATCGTACGGCCCGTCCGGGGCCGGTGCGGGCACATGCTCGCAGGGCTGCGCGCGTGTACAGCTGTTCGACTGTTCGACTGGCTGTTCGACTGTTCGAGCGGACAAGTTCCGCGGCGGGCGTCTTCAGTCCCACAAGTGCCCGAACCATGCGGCCATCAGCCGCAGCGCGTCCCGCTGGGCAGCATACTCGGCTTCCACCCGCACCTTGTACTCTTCGCGTGTTTCTCCGTCAATGTCCCGGTCCAGATCCACGGCCAGCGGCCCGGCGATGTCGGTCAGGATGGCATGCCATGCCTCGACGGTCAGTTCGCCACCGGGCCAGGTGTGCCCGTGGTCACGCAAGTGGATGGCCATGCCCGCGATGAGCGGCGCCAGGTAGCCGTGCATGTTCCACACGTCCCGCTCAGACCAGCCCCGCCGGGAGCGCTGCCATCGCCACCGCAGCCGCGCCCACGGCGGCACGGAACGCAGGTCCCGCAAGGTACGCCGCAGCTGCCACCAGCCGTCTATCCCGCGACGCAGCGGCCAGGGCCGCGCGGCGTGCCGCCGCGCCCGCTCGGCGATGCGTTCCTCGACTTCTTCCAGCGTCGCGAAACCGGCGGCACGTGATCTTCTGCTCACTTCCCCTCCCAAGTTACTACCTGTGACCGGCCGGGTGCGCTACGGTATCCGCATTCACCGGGGGAGCGGAAGGAAACCATGCGCATGTCCGAGACCGAATTTGAACTGCGGCCATTCGCGGCGTCGATGTCCCGGATCACCGAACTGGTAACTTGCCTCGCCCGCGCGATCACGCAGCTGGCCCCGCGCAAGCCGCAACCGCAGCCGCTGGTCAAGAACGCTGCCCTGTATCAGCAGATCCTGGACTGGGCTGCGGGCCAGGTCCCGGGCACGGGGGCGCTCGCCGGCGTGGCATGGGACAACTCGGGCTGGTATTACCACGACATGGTTCACGGCCTGCGCACGTACTGCTGCGCGGGAGGGGCCGCGATCATCCTGTCGGGCGGCACTTTCAGTGACCCTAGGCCGGTACCCGGCGCTGTCGTGTACCGGCGTGTGCGCACGCCAGACGGCCAGGTCGCCGATGCACCGTCCCCGGTTGCCGCCGCCCTGCTCGGGCTCACCGCAGACGAGGCCCAGATCGTGTTCGACCCGGATAGGACGCTCGGCGACCTCAAGGCGATGCTGCCGTGCTTCACCGGCAACACGCCGATCACGAACGCGGTCACCGCAGCCGCCGTGCTGGCCGCCGAGATGGCCGACCGCGACCATGAGGTCCTTGCCTGGCATGACGAGATCCTCGCCGAGCGGGCCGAGTCGCCGGGCGTGCCCTGGGAACCAGGGGCGCTGCCCTTCGGCCTGTACCTTGACGACGGCGGCCTGCTCGGCGGCGTGCCCGTGCCCGCACCGCGGGTTAGCGCGGAAGCGGTATCCCGGTGACCGCATCCTGGGGGCCACCGCCTGCCCCCGCGCAGGAAACCGATCCGGCCGCCGACGCGGCCGCAGCGCTGGCCCTGCTGCGCGAAACCAGGTGGATCAAGTACGCGCTGCACAGGCTGACACCGGAAAGCTACTGCCTGGTAGGCGCACTGTACAAGGTGCAGGGGCACCCGATGGTTACTCCGTGGGCG